CCCCTAATTTTACTGTGAAAACCCCCTCTGGGGCCGCTGCGGTACGTTATTTTAGGGGTTTTGAGCACCGTTTCTACCCCCTGTTTTACCCTTTACCGGGAGAAGGGGGGATATTCCGGAGGTTTTATGTCAGCATTTAACGCATCTGATCGTTGCCTTTCCGGTTTTCTTAGTTTTGTTGTTGGTCTGCTGATTGCGTTTGTTTTCATGGGTATTAGGTAAGTTAGGTCGTTGGTACCCCCCTATACTATGAGCATACGCCACGTTATGTGGCGTCAAGTTACTTTAAGTTACTTCTGCGCGCGAGTGGGTGGGAAGTGACATAAGTAAGTGTAAACCCGACTGCCGGAGGCTAACCTGTTATGCGAATCGTTGTTGGTAAGCAAGTGATACTGGATGATAGGAGAGCGATACGCCATTCTGCGAGTAGCGAGACTGAGCGTATCAAGTATCTACCTAAGAAGAAGGGTAAGGTGAAGGAGAGTAGAGTAGAGGTAGAGCTTGCTTCGCAAGCAGGAAAGAGAGGTAGAGTAGAAGAGTTAGGTAGAGTAAGAGAGAGTGGGAGAGTTAGTGGGGAGAGTTACAGCACGTATGGGGATGGCTCACCTCGTCTATCAGGCTCTAAGTGCTCTACCAGCAATGTTCATTCTGCTCCTCTGCCTGGCAATGCGCCATCATTCTCGTTTGGTGTGAACGTTCAGGAAGACTCGGGAAAAAAAGCGACTATGGCGCTAATGGGGCCCTTCCCCCCTCAAACGAATTACGCAAATTTCTCTCCTAATACCGAAGTACCCCAGAAGAAACTCTCCTTCCGGCACTATCTCTTCGTCGTTCTTTGCATGTCCACCTTCCGACCCAAGAACGAAACGCTTCAGCTTTTCGAGAATCAGTTCCACTTTCCCCTTCATCCGAACTCCTACGACAAGATTGCTCGCTGGTTAGCCAAGCTATCCGCTGATCCTGGAATGAAGCTTCAGCGAAAAGAGCAATTCTGGAAAGAACTATGGCAGCAATACGTCGAGCACCGCAAAATTTTCGTACGAGATTTGGAAAGCATCCCCCTTGCTCACGCCCGAGTCCGCATCGAAGAGCTCATTAAACTTTACGGCGAGATTACGCCGACTCCTACCAAGGTTCTGGAATGGATGGAAACGCTCCTCGATGAGCATGGGCAGCCAAAATACAACAAACACGGACGTCTCCAACAGACCCGGAATCATCACATCGTAGTCGAGAAAGACATACAGACTGCTGCCAATCTTCTCAAACAGATCGGGCAGGAGGCCGGAACCTTCATCGAGAAAACCGAAGTACATCACTCTTTCGACGAACTGATCAAGAAGCGCCGAATGGAACGAGGACTGACTACCGATGCAAACATCATATCCGAAACGTCCCGGCCGGAAATTCAGAACGCCGAAGAAGACTATGCCGTTATCCCACTACCGAGTCCTAACTAAGGAAAACCGTGACCATGTCTAAAGAACAGAACACCGAACTCAGTCCGCCCGTGGACAGAATGCTGTACGGAGCACTGCTGGGATTAGTGGCTTGGCTAACCACTCGGGAGAAATCCATCACCGTTGGTAGTTCCCGCGACTGCTGTCCTCTTCTCGCTGCTCTCGAGGAATGGGCTACCCTCAACAATCTCCAGATCCCCAAGCCTTCCGAAGACTGGCGAGAGGAACTGGACGCTCTCCGAACCGATGGGGATTGGAGAGTGATCATCGAAGAGCTGATCAAGAAACAAGTCCCCACCCAGTTCGTGATTGAGCCGGGAAATGAGACGGAACGATACGAAGTGCACCTAAATTTGCTCCAAGACGTTAAGTCGGGAGATTCCGTTGTCCGGGAATACCGCCATTACGGTGGCTCAGGTTCTTCGCTGTTCGAGGCGTTCCAGAACACGCTGGCCCTTCTCCCGGATAATACGGAGATCGAGAACGGAGCGCTTTGGGTACAGGGACTGGAACCCCCTGTTCCATACTGCCGGGAGGAAGGAGCCGCAATATGAACACCCCCCGAGTTGCGGTTTTGGTACCCACGATCCGGCCACCGGAAGAGAGTCGTGGTTCTCTTCTGCAACTGGTAAAGCAGGATTATCCCCTCTTGCATCTCTTTTTGGGGGAAGACGGGACACTCTCGACGGAGAAGAAGATGCTACTTGCGGATTTGATCAACTCCAGAGAGGGAAGAAAGGCGGGTACTTTTAACCTGTTCCAGTTCGATTCCGGACCGCATCGTGACACTGGATCCTTTGTCCGAAATGAAATGATGTTTCAGGTTTCGATGTTCAAGCCTCAGATAGATTACGTTGCATTCGCCGACGATGATGATGGCTACGCACCAAGTTGGATCTCGGAAATGGTGGCCAAGGCAGTGGAGGAAGATTTCGATCTGGTTGTCAGTCGCATGCTGCTGAACGGCGAAGCCGTGCCCCGAAATCTCGATACGATCCCAACTCGTTGTGACTTTGGAACACCGAATGGTCTGTTTCGCTGGCCACTGATCCAGAAACATCAGATCATGTTCGGTGGGGGGGATACTCCGGACTATCACTTCGCTCGTAAATTCTGCGACTTGAACCAACCCAAGATCGGTATAGTGGACAAAGTCTTGGTGAAGGTTCGGGAGTTGTGGACATGAGAGCCGAAGCTGCACTGATTAAAACTCCGTTCATCATTTCCATCGTGGCATGGAACTTTGCGGATAAAATAGAGCGGTGTCTAAACTCCGTTTTTGAGCAGACCAACCAAGACTTCACCCTTCTGCTAACGGACGACTGCTCTACGGACGAAACGTATCAGAAGGCCCGTGACCTTATCGCTAATCAAGATCGGGTTCCGTTTACTCTGTTACGGAACGAATCCCGTACGATGTTGCTGCATGCAAACCGACAACGTGCGTTTGCGTGTTATCAGATCCATCCGAATACCGTGATTCTTAATTTGGACGGAGACGACTATCTGGCCCATCCGCAAGTGGTGGATCTGTACGCTGATCTGTATAAGGCGCTGCCACAAGCCAAGATCATATACGGTCAGTATCGATTTCATGGAACTGACCGTGTTGGTCATTGCGCGGCCTACTCTATCGAAGTGAAGGAGACGCGAGACTACCGGAAGCACCCTTGGCTTATGTCGCACATGCGGACGTTCCGTTATGGGCTATGGCAGAATATGCGACCGGAGACTTTCACCTTCCTGGCGGAAGATCAGGCTACGATGTATGAAATGGCTGAGCAGTGTGAACCAGAAGAGGTGGTGTTTAACCCCAATGTAACATATGTATATGATGCCTATGATTGGGGATCCGATTATCACCATCTCCAGAAGAGCGAAGAGCGTATTCGGGCGTTTCCTAAGAGGCCACTATGAGAACCTTAGAGATAACCACGCAAATTGGCTGCTCCAATGGTTGCTCCTATTGCCCGCAGGAGCAGCTGATGTTGAACTACGAAGGGGAAAGAGTTCTTTCTCTTGAAAACTTTGTTGCGGCCTTAGACAAAGTTCCTCCGGATGTTCAGATTGACTTTTCGGGGATGTGCGAACCCTTTCTGAATCCCGAAGCGGCCGACATGATGGTTCACACAGGGCAGCAGCGTCGAACGATGGTTCTGTATACCACGTTGGTTGGTCTACGAGAGCGGGACGTAATGATGCTTCGGGATCTGGAATTCCGGGAAATCGTAGTCCATGTTCCTGGTGGAACGACCTTTGTTTACGATGAGCAACGTTGGTTGGATTTAAACGAACTCTTTCGGAAGGGAACGAGGCTTACCCCAACCTATTATGTGAGCGTTGGACAACCTAACCTGCGAATCCGAGAGCGGCTCCTCAATTCGTATCCGGAAGATCGTTGGATCGAAGACAGTATGATCTCACGAGCGGGAACCAATCCCCTGTTGCCAGTAACTCTTCGGGAGGGGGGAATCCGTTGTTCCTACGCCTCTTTACGCTTCGACCAAAACGTTCTTTTGCCCAACGGCGACGTTATTCTATGCTGTATGGATTACGGCCGGAGACACGTTCTGGGAAATCTATTTTCCCAGACCTATTCTGAAATATACGAAGGCCCCATCAAGAATGCGGTGAGACAAGCGTGTTTGTATGGTGGCTTGGTAATTTGTCGTCACTGCGAAAGGGCCGTAAAACTATGACAGATCCCTTGCACATAACGGTTGTAACTCTCACCCACAACTCCAGTCACGTTCTTCCTCGGTTTCTTAGAGGGTTGAAGAATGGTGGTCACACCAACTTCGACTTGGTTGTTGTAGACAATCACAGTTCGCCCAATCATGTGGGTGCTATGAACATTTTGTTGGGCGAATTTTCCTCCAATGTTGCGCCAGTAACAATGGTCTGGAACGATCGGAACCTGTTTTGGGTTCCAGTAGAAGGAACGGACGGGTACGGAAATTCTATGAACGGGGGTCTCACCTTGGCGGGGGGTCCTTACATCATAGGAATGAATCCCGATTGTTACGGCGACGTTCAGGAAGGTTGGATGGCCCGAGCACTTCGTTGCTATCGGGAGAACGAACCCCTTATCGGAGTAATGGGAGCGGTCTTGACCGGAGACGATGCACTGATCGATCACGCAGGGGGAATCGGCCATTCGAATCATCTGAACCAGTGTGAGCGATGGACAGATCAGTTTCCGGAAATGAGAAGTGTGGAATGGAACACTGGGGCGTTTCACTTTTACTCGAAGGACCTTCTGGAACAGATCGGGTACATGAAGATAGGCCATCCATATATGGCCAGCGATCGTTGGATTTGCGCGGAGGCCGAGAGACTTGGGAGGAAAAACTTCTGTTGTTCGATACGTCTCATTCATGTGCAGGGACAGAGCACCGAAGGAAGGAGCAGGTTCGATGGGCCTCCGCCTACTCTTTAAAGTTATTCCGTTTTTGTTGATGTCGATAACGTTGCGTGCCGGGCAAGTTACCGTTAACGACAGTACGGAATTGGTTACTCTGGGAGATTCGATTCGGTGGGAACCTGTTGTTATCTTCGTTTGTGGTGAACCTCGAGATACGGTATACATGCCGTGTTATAGTATCCCCTATATTCGGGAGGAGGTGATCCAGAAGATGGCCCGATGCGGTGGCGGTAAGAAAGGTAGCGGAGGCGGGAAGCCCAAACCTCCGAAGAAGTAATTTGATTCATCGCGGGGTGGGGGAGTCTTGTGGGTGGGAGTAAGGTCACGGTTCTCCTTGGGCCTCGTCCCCCGCTCCGCGAAAAAATTTAACAGGGATTTATTCCATGGAACCAGTGCTTGAACCCACCATTATTCAACGCCTTCTTGAAGGAGGTGTGATAGTAGTATTTGCTACCTTTGTCGTATTTGGTATCTTCGCCTGGGTCGTCAGGCCTCTCGTGAACCGAAAAACAAATGATGCCAATGTCGTAGCTCAGACTCTGGTTGAGGCCTTTCAAAAGACGTCCGAAGAACAAGTGAATCTTATGCGGCAGCAGATCGCTACCCTCGAACGATTACATTTCGAGACAGCGGCCATGCATTCCGAATTTAGTGGGTGGACGACAGAAGCACGTGGTTGTCACAACCGAACAGAAACCAACGTTACTTTGGTTCTGGAAAAAGTCAAGTCCATAGACAGCAAAGTAAAATAATGGTTGCCTTTCCAAAAAGTAATTATGACTTGACAGATAGCCTGTTTCAGGACGAGCGGTATTTTATCGAGACGCTTCTTGACATTCGGTCTGAATCCGGGGGTATGGTTCCGTTTCTTTTCAACAACGTACAGGAACTTTATTGGGAAAACAGAACCAAGCGCGATCTGATATTGAAGGCTCGTCGTCAGGGGTTTTCCTCTCTGAAATTAGGACAGGCGCTCGCTCGGGTGTGTACGCGAGAGGGGTATGTTGCTTTAATTGTAACGCACGAAGGCGAAAGTGCAAATGGTTTGTTTGAGCACTTAAAGATTATGTTCCACTCGATACCCAACGAACTACGACCTAAAGTTGGACTGAACAACAGAACGGAACTGACTTTTCCTGAATTGAACAGTCGGGTTAGTATAACGACGGCAGGAAAAAACATTACAGAAGCACAGAGCTTGGGTCGAAGCGGAGTGGTTCACTTTCTTCACTGTTCAGAGTATGCCTATTGGCCGTTGCCCACCGATTCGTGGGCAGCGTTGGAGCCGTGCGTTCCTATGTTGACGGGAGAGATCTCCATCGAAACAACGGCTAATGGATACAACGACTTCTTCGCGCGATGGAGAGAAGCAGCAACTGGATTGGGAGGATACAAACCTCATTTCTTTCCTTGGTATGGCGATTCAAAGTGCAGTCTTCCGTTGTTGAAGGGGGAAAAAGAAAGGTTGTTGGACCCAGAAAGTCCGGATTATCTTACGCGGGAAGAAAAGGCTCTGATAAAGAAGTACAATCTGACCCTGGAGCAAATTAAGTGGCGTCGCGTTAAGAGGGCCGCGATGTCTACGAGTCGCGCGAAGTTTCCGCAGGAATTTCCGGTTGACGATGTGGAAGCCTTTCTTCACAGCGGGAGACCCTTCTTCGATGTTAGGCGAATTCAGGCACGATTGGATTCTACTGAGAAGAAGCAGCCACTGAAGCATTGGTCCAACGGGACGGCTATACCTTTAGGTTGGAGAGTTTATACATTACCCGTTCCCGGAAGATCATACGTTGGTGGCGGCGATACGGCGGAAGGAATATCCGGTGGGGATTACGATGCTGGGGCAATTCTTGATAAGGAGACAGGTGAAGAGGTTGCCGTAATTCACAGCCGTTTTGGCCCTCGGATGTTTGCGCGTCAGATCGCCCATTCTATTCATATATACGGGGATGTTCTTTGGGGAATAGAGCGCAATAATCACGGTCATGCTGTGCTTCTCGCTCTGATGGAAGCGGAGCACGTTCCACAGCGTTATATCTATCATTACACTTCCTACGATGAAATTGCCCGAAAGAACGAAACTCGTCCTGGTTGGTCAACGGATGGAAAGAGTCGTCCTATTATGTTGGACGATCTTGCCGATGCGATATTAAATGGTTATGTTACTATTCATGACGTGATACAGTTGCGGGAATGTTTGACCTTCGTAGAGAAACCAAGTGGGAAGGTAGAAGCCCAGTCGGGTAGTAATGATGATTTGGTTCTCGCTTTGGCCATAGCCTGGCAATTGCGGAAGAAGAAACCTTTCAAACAAGTGGGATGGTAGGATGAAGATACGCAAGCACCCAAACTTCACCGCAAATTATAACCAATGGCAGTTCTATGAACTGGCCTACGACGGTGGGGATAAATATACTGCTACTAAAATCGGTGGTTCCTCCATTTCCAGAGGAGGAGAGTTGATGCTGTTTAACCACCGATTCGAATCGTCATCCGACTATGAATCACGGCGGAAGCGTTCGTACTATCTCAACTTTGTTAAGGCCATAGTCGAGACCTACACCAAGTACACAAATGGACGTGCTCTCCTGCGCACTGCAGTCGACTCTGCTCAGGAAGAACGTTATTCTTCCTTCGCTAAAAACTGTGATGGCGAAGGGACTGATCTGGCCGTATTCATGTCTCGAATTGCTTCTCTAACCCGTGTTTTTGGCCGCGTCGGTGTTCTTATACGGGGTCCCGAGGGCGGAAATGAACCTAAAATAATTACGGGGGTGGTATCCAACTCTCTTCTCCCTCGGCTCACCCTTATCAAGCCTACCCAGCTTTTGGACTGGTCGCGGGATCGAAACAGCGAATTCAACTGGGTATTCTTTTCCTATGAATGGAGCGACGATAAAAATCCCAACATTGAAAGGAAATCGGAGACTCGGTATCAGCTCTGGACTCGAGATTCCTTTAGCATATTCCGACGTGACAAGAACAAAAGCGAGGAAGAACCGCTAATTTTGGTAGAGGAAGGCGAAAATACTTGGGGTGTTGTGCCCTATGTGGAATTTTCTCACGGGAGAGCCTTGGGTGGTGAGGAACCCCCCAGTCTTATATCGGACATCTCCATCTTAGCTCGTTCGGTATACAATTGGTGTTCTCTGGTGGATACCATTATGTACGAACAAACCTTCTCCCAATTGGTGGTTGGAGCGGAGGAAACCGAAGTAAACAACCAGATCATGGGGGTGTCGAAGATATGGACGTATCCAAAGAATACACCGTTTCCTCCTCAGTACATCTCCCCGGATGCTTCTCAGGCCAAACTGATCATGGAATGGATCCATGTTGGGATACAGGAAATGTATCGTATGGCCACTCTCCCCTCTCGCGGCGCAAATCCTAATGAAGTGTACGCCACCGCATTAGGGAAGGAAATAGATTTCGAGGACACAAATGCTGCGTTATCCAGCGCTGCTTCTCTCATGGAAGAGGGGGAAATGAATCTCTCCGCTTCGGTATCCAAATTTATGGGGGTAAAGTCGGGGGAGGGTTTATGGAAAGCGCAATACCCCAAAGAATTTGATCCTCGAAGTTTTTCCGCTGAGTTGGCTGACGCAATGTCTTTGGAGGAATTACGTTTAGGTTCGCACTTCTCTTACCTAACAAAGATGAAGATAGCCGGACGTGCGCTCCCTGATGCGTCCACTTCTGATATGAAAACTATTGGGGAAGAGATAAAGTCTCTCCCTGAGTTATCCATTGTTTTGCCACCCCCTCACTCAACTCCCGAGGAGTAGAACAAAATGAGAACCCAAATCATTTTCCGCATTATGGTTGTGTTTCTGGTTGTTTTCGGCTTGTCGAATGCCATAGCGCAACCCAGCAACACCGGAGCGATAACGCCCATTGATGACAACGGAAATCCTGTTTCCGTTCAATACGGGTTGGATAAAGTAGCAAACAGATACCGCCCTCTTGGGCTTACGGGTGCGGTATTTGATTCCATGAAAGTTGATACCTTGATGGGAATCCCCGAAGAGGGAAGGGGAATGAAGTTATCGAATTCCAACACCGGAACCCAGTCGGGGTTTGTTATGAGAAACACCGATACCACTTCTACCTACATGATTCGACTCGTCCCTTCCTGCGGGTCACCAATTACTATGGCACCCGGTACGTCCTTTTGGGTACCGTTTCGTGCAGACTGTCTGTGGGTAGCTCCGATTAGTAATCCTCCTAAGTTTGAAGTGCATACTGGAGCAGTTCAATGATTAGAGTATTTTTACTTCTCTTTGTTCTTTTTCAGTCGGTGTCTTTTGCTCAAGACACTGATTGGGATTGGGCGCGAATTCGGTGGGGCGAAAACCCAACGAAGCGAACAGCGGGTAATATCATTTCCGATCCAGAACCGGCTCCAGTTAAGAGTCAAGTTAAACCGTTATTAGGGGACATATATTGGGATCAATATTCACCGTGGAACGAGGATTGTCCGACGGGGGTTGGTGGCACACGCTGTAGAGCGGGTTGTGTAGCCACAGCACTTGGGATGATTATGGAGTATTGGCAATATCCTGCCAGTGGTTTTGGATCGCATACCTACGCTTGGGATGGGGATAGTACGGGTGCGGGTGAGACTGAGGGACAGAACTTATCAGCAACCTTCTCGGATGAGTATGATTGGGAGGAGATACTCGGAAGATACAACATATGGGGAACAGGCGATTTAACAGCCATAGCCTCCGCTGACCAGAGAGCCGCCGTTGCAGAGTTGTGTTACGAAATTGGCGTAGCCATAGAAATGGACTATGGCACCATAAGGTCGTCCTCCTACGCAGGGGCGATGTGGGATAGTTTGGCGGGGAAAGTAATTAACAGACATTTTGGCTATGCAAGCGGAGCACGTCGTTTACTACGCAGTGATTATGACTCAACCGCTTGGTTTGAAATATTGCAAGCGCAGCTTAATTTGGGTCGTCCCATACTATATCGTATTAACGACCATGCAGTAGTATGTGATGGTTGGCGAGTCTATAACGGTAGAAACCAACTACATTTTAATTATGGGTTAGAGATAAATCATGCGGATCGGACGGGATGGTGGTATGTTAACAACCTTCCCGCCGACTCCATTCCAGAATTAAATCGGGCATTGGTTGGAATTCATCCTTCCACGTTGTTTGCACTTACGAAACCTGGTAGTGGTGCAACAATCTACGTTGCCAACGAGGACACGATCAAGTGGAGTACAGCTAATTTTGCGGGTCATGTGCGTATCGAGTGGGATCGGAATTACCCATCGGGGAATTGGGAACTCATCACGCAGAGCACTCCGAATAACGGGGTGTATCTGTGGAAACCCTCGGTGAGTGCAGATAGTGCTCGTATTCGGCTCATGAGTGCTGCCCATCATTTCTTGTGCGATACTTCTGCACCCTTCACGGTAGAGTTGTCAGACAGCGTAAAGTTTATCCCCTTTGCTGCAACGGCTTCACCTACGGCTGATGCCCACATTAGCAAGAATTACACTACTCGTAATTATGGTATCAGCACTGCTCTCTATGCGGGTGTTAACTCTGATACTATGCAGAGTCAGGTATATTTCCCATTGGCTTATGAAGACTGTTGTATCGTTATTACAGAGGGTTTATTTGGTGCAAGTGCTGTATCCGTAACAGATCCTACCAACGTGAGCGTGTTTAAGGCAGCATCAGATTGGGTGGAGGGCACCCAAATGGGAGCTATTGATACTGCTGGGGCTTGCTGGGACTGGAGAGGATGGTCAAAATTTGATTCATTGTCCGTGACTGGAGACACCATAGATCGCGGTCATAGTTTGTGGGATCGCCCAATGAATACGATGTGTAGTGGGAACGCAAATGATACAGTTGCAATTGCAAATGATACCAATCGGTACTCATGGACAATTACGTCCTTGGTGCAATCGCTTGTAAATGACCCCCTCACAAATTTCGGCCTTATTATTAAGAAGTCGGATTCTACGTCTAATCGGAGCGCGGCATTTAGCTCACGGCAGAATGTTCAACTGGCTAACTGGCCAAGTTTATCATATTCGGGTTACTACATAGTTGCCCTACACTCTGACTCTCAGCGTGTCTACTGGGACACGACGATGTATTTCTCGGAGGATGCCCACATTGCATCCTCTGCCCCTACCTCTGAATGGGGGGCGAGGGATTCAATTACTGTTGGGTACTCAACAACTGGCCCCGCACAGTACATAGGATTTTTCTATAATAGTTTTGCACTGTTGCATAACCGAGGAATTGTTATCAATGATGCAAAGTTTGGTGGCTATATTTTCAAGGTGGTCGGGACGCCCCTCATCGAAGTTCATGTCACAAACTGTTTATGGAAAGAGGGAGATGGATACGGAACGTCCAATGTCGCCACTGCAACCGAGGTGTGTTGGAACTGGACAGGGTATGATGCCCCTAATGATGTATGGTGTGATCCTCGTTATGGATCACAGAATTATGGAACACAGGTTATAAGCGCGTCAGATACAGGAGTGGTATGGTTTGGAGGATTAGGATATGCGATTAACGAAATGGTAGCGGACTCTACGAAGAACTTTGGTCTTGCCGTACTTTCCCCAGAGTATCCAGCCGCAACCCGATATGTGTATTTCAATTCAAGTGAAGGCGTAGAAGCAAAAAGACCGCGCATCTACATGCAGGGCTATATAATTCAGAAGAGATAGGAATAGCTGAGTAAGAACGCAGCATCAGTGTTTATGCTGCGGATAGGCCCAAACCAAGGAGAACTGTCATGGAAATTCTGAAGAACGTACTGACTACCCTTTTCTCGAAGGAGAAGGGAAATGCCCTGCTCGAACTCGTCGTGGGGCAGTTGGACAAGGTGATCGTTGCGGTTGAGAAGTCCCTCGTGGACGGAGAACTCGGCGATAAGATTCTGAAGTCGACGTGCCGTACAATTCTGGACTTCGAGAAAGAACTTCGTGCGGCCATTGTGGCGTCTCCGTCCGAGTGGGACGACAAGGTTCTGGATGAACTGATCGAGGCGGCCAAGGCAGTCGTCCCCGACTACGTTCCCATTTCGTGACGGATCGCGGTAGTCTCTGCGATAGAGGACAGCTATCGTCGGAGTGAAACAATTAACACATCTTGAGGATAGCAAGATGGCTGAGGACAAAATTAAACTCCCTGAAGAACTCCGTCCGGACAACTGGAAGGATCTTACACCCGACCAACAGAAGTTGTATGACGAGGCCTACGGAAAGGGAGCCCAAACGCGAGATCAGAAGGTAACTGAACTCCAACAGCAACTTAAAAATACCCTTGGTCAGTTGACCAATGAGGGTACAAAAACCAAACTCACGACTGAGGAATTGGAGAAGGCTAAGACACGGCTCCGCGAGTTGGAGGAACAGGGGATGTCGGTGGAGGAAAAACACCAGCGTGCCTTGTTGACTCTGAAAGAGCAACATAACGTTGCTCTTGGCTCCGCAAAGAAGGAAGCCGAACGGTGGAAGGGTCTCCACAATTCCGAAACTATTCGCCGTGCGTTGAGTGACGCGGCGATAAAGAACGATGCCTATCGTCCCGAGCAGGTGGTCACCTTGCTTTTCGATACGATTCAGATCGAAGAGATTACGGAGGAAGGAAAACCCCCGCAGTTCAAGCTGACCATGCCGGGAAAGGGAAAGGATGGGGTCGCCGTTCCAGTTTCCGTAGAAGACGGGGTCAAGACGTACCTAACTGAAAACCCAAATCTCGTTCGCGGGATGGTTGTCCCCGGACAAGGTGGCAATTTTCAGAGCGGTTCTCTCGGTGATGGGAGCACGATTACTCGAGAGCAATTGGCCGATCCTGCCTTTGTAAGGAAGAACTGGGATCAGATCAGTGTGTTGATCCAGAGAGGCGCCAAGAAGTAGCGCTTGGGAACACACCTCCGTGGGTTTGGGCCTAACTGTTTTTGGTTACCCAAACTATCACAAGGAGTAAAGTACTTTGGCTGGAACTGCAACGACTACGATCAACTCTTCAAATCACGAAGACTTCATCCCGGAACTTTGGGCGTCGCGGGCTATTGCCTCGTTCTTTGACGCCGCAGCGTTGGTCCGGTTGGTAAATCGTGATTACGAGGACGAGATTCAGACCAAGGGCGCAACCATTCATGTGCCGAAATTCGGTACGATGACCGCCAATGACAAGGAAGTCGGCAAGACGGTAACGCTGCAGAATACCGAAGGGGATAAGGTGGATGTCTCGCTGGCATACCACAAAGAATCCTCCTTCATCGTGGAAGACATTCTTGCAGCGCAATCCAATGTCGCCGTTATGGACGGTTATATCCGAGAATCGGCCGTTGCCCTGGTCACTGCCGTGGAGGCTGTTATCGCTGCCCAGTGGGCGTATGCGACCCACGTTGTGGGGAACGGCTCCACGAACATTACGGAAGCGAACGTCTTGTCGGGACGTCGGAAGTTGAATACTTCTCAGATTCCGAAGACGGGGCGTGTTTTCGTGTGTCAGGATTTCGAGAAGCTTCTGCAGATCGAGCGATTCACGGAAGCCTCCAAGCTGGGTTATTCCACCATTCCGGAAGGACTGATGGGAAGAATCCATGGCTTCGGTTGCTACGAGGATCCGAGAATTGCGGAAGAAGCGGGATCTCCCGGAATTCTGCACAACCTTATGTTCCATCCGGCGGCCATTACGTTGGCCACGCGGCCTCTGCCGTTGCCGGATCCGAAGACCGGAGTTGCCGCATACTACACGATGTTTGAAAACATCGTTCTGCGGATTCTCTACGGTTACAACATCAACGTTTTGGGCTATCAGATCACGCTGGACATTTTGTTTGGCGTCAAGACGATGCGCCCGGAATGCTTGGTGGACTTCCGTTCGGCGCTGCTGAGCTAACTCCGTTTGGGGGAGGGGATCATTCTCCCGGGATGTTTCCCCTCCCCCCGCTCGTTAGGGAGAATAAAGATGACAATGGTAATGAATCCCTCCGGTCGGAGATTGTGGCTTCCTGAAAACTGGGAGTCAATGTTTCCGCATCTCCGAAAAGAGTTTACGATATTGGTTTCGGATCGTCATTTGTACAACAATGATGCTCCACCCCCAAAAAGACTGTGGATAGAACGGTGCGGGGGAGGGATTGGCGACATCATCCATATGTTGCCAGCGGTCGAAGACAAGATTCTTGAGTGGCGCTCCCTCTACGGATTTTATGCTCCTGTCACTGTGTGCGTACTCACTGCCCACCGAATTTTTCTTGAGCATTTATCCACTCTGAATGTAGAACTGTTAGACGGAGATGAATATTTATCGTCTCATGGGCACATTCTCATACACTTGGCAGATCGTCTTAGTCTTGTACACGAATACCACGACCTTTTATGTCCTTGTATGGAATACGAACAGGGAAAACATGCGACTTTAAAAACAACTCCCGGAAGCGTGGAATTGTCTCGTGTTGAAACCTTCTATCGAGATATGGAACTAAACGTTCCTGTCCGCTGCCCCGAAATTGTTTTAACCCACCCCATCGATAATCCTTTCCCTTCTGGTAGAAAGGTTGTTGGGATTGGTCTCCGATCTACCGAACGGTGGAGAGACTGGAGTTATCATCGGTGGTTTCAATTGGCCAAGGCACTTCAGAGAGCAGGTTATTTTGTAGTTACCTTCGATGCAAAGGAAATATTAGATGGTATACCCGGAATTAGTAATGTGCCACTCGAAGTAGCGGTAGCTCACCTCGCGCATTTGGATGCCTTTATAGGTGTGGACTCTGGTTTGACCTACATGGCCGCTGGCTTGGGTGTTACGACTTTTGGTCTATATGGTGAAACGAATGGTAAAACGTTGTTGGAGAAACATTATCATGACGGTCACGCGATTCAACTGCTTCGTCCGGATCGTTGTAAACGCCCTTGTTATTTATTGAAGAGTAGAAACTTCTATTGCAATCAAATGAACATGGAGGATGTTGCCAGTGTCTGTATGCACGAAATTTCTGTGGAAGAGGTGCTGAAACAATTCTTGTCGGTGTCTTCACGAACCAAACTCGGAGAACATCGGTTATACCGATGAATTAAAACCGTGACCAAGAAAAGAAGTTCAAAGCAGGACTATGTAGTTATCCGGATTCCCGCCTCTGGGAAAACGCATCGGATAGCAAACGTCCCCGAAAATCAGGAGATGATTGCCGCCATATTGAACACGGGCGGACAATTGGAGAGCGGCAACGCGGGAGAGTTAGCCAACGTACTTCCGGTTCTGGTCGAATTTCCGGAGTATGAACCCTATGAGAGACTGATTTCTATGTATGCGGCGGATGAAGAAGATCAACCCGAAAACGTTCAAGAGTGGTTGGCTGTTGCAGAGAGTACAGCAGGATACGAGAACTTTACTATAAAGGATGCCGAGCAACTCCTGGCGTACCGTACGGAGAAGGCTCGTTGGGCTGAATTGAACATAAAACCCGTTGGGGAGGAGGAAGAGTGAGTCTAACCATTGTAGCAACCGCAGGTGCCAACAACGCAAACAGTTACGTTGGGGAAACGGAGGCAACTGCCTACTTTGCTTCCCGACCGGACAGTGCTTGGACAGCCACCACGGATGCGGACAAGAAGAGAGCAGCGCTCATCGAAGCAACGCGGCAGCTTGACAGGCTACGTTGGAGAGGGGAGAAGTATGCCAATTACGCGGAAGGGAACGCTGCTTATCAGCCATTACAATTCCCCCGAACCGATAGTTGGAGTGGAGACAACGCTCTTCCGTATAGCTACGACGATTCGAGCGTTCTGATAATCCCAAAGGAAATTCGGGAGGCTTGTTTGGAGCAAGCTAACTATATCCTGGGAAACGATACTTTGGGGGAAGCTTCTCCGCGAGTTCGGTTACAGAACGAGGGCGTATCAGGGATTTCGATGCCCGGAATGAGCGAACAATACGGCGGTCGCGTCTCCGCGATGTCAGATATTGCGCCTCAGGTTATGATGGTTATTTCGAAATGGTTGCTGCGCGGAGCGCGAGCCGATCGTGGTTAGCTACGATTCAGAGTATGTGATAGTCAAGTCTCGTCTGTTCGCTTCCTACTACGAACGGGTATTGCTTGACATCAGAAATCAGCTGCGCAACGCTCCCATAGAAGACGTTGGTCGTCTTACGTTGATGGCAAAACACTTTCGGGATGAGTTGCGCGCCATCCAACGGGAAGGGGAGCGCTGGATGAATTATGAGATCCCCCCAATGTTTCAACGGGGTGCTACCTTTGCGGAGGAACGTTTACGCCTGTTGGGTATTACCCCTGTTTCCTCGTTGTTTGTTCAGCCGCATGCTGGAGCTATAGCTGTTGTGGTTGACGCGATGAGAAGAAACATAAATGAAGGGATTCGGCTATACGAGGGGTCGCTCCTGAATTTTGTATCTCGAATGAAGCAAGCGACTCCCGAGAAGCGAGCGGTGCTCCGAGAAATCGCTCAGGGAATTACGCTGGGAGAATCGAGAACGTTGGTCAGTTCCAGAATAGAGGAACGGTTGGCCGCAAGGGCTGTTGGCGGTTGGATAAAAGTTGGGGAGAAGAATTTAAAACTTAATACCTATGCAGAGTTGCTGGCCCGTACTCAGATGAGAGTTGCCCATTCTCGAGGAACTGAAACTCGATTGGTCAGCAACGGGATTGAATACGTTATGATTAGCCTTCACGGGAGCAAGTGCGATATTTGTGCTCCTCTCGAAGGAAAAGTTTTCTGCATCGGTAAAAGTGATGGGGTCTATCCCCCGCTCAGTATACTTCCCAATGAGGGTTGTCCATTACACCCAAATTGTTTGCACGTTGAATTGCCTTTCATTGTGGAATTGGCAAATAAACAGGAAATCGGGGAATCAAAATTTGATTCAGACACCTTCCCCTTCGATACCAAATGGAAAGCAGAGGCTGCGTGACTCTTCTATCTATTACAGCCGACAGTAAATTCTGTTTGGCCACAAAGGTCTTGGGAACTTCGGGAACCAGTTCCTATACGTGGGCCACTTTCCCAATATATTACTTGGGGAGACGCTCAGAGCGGAACTTGTTTAAAGCAGGTTTTTCGGTGGGGGATCAGGGTGATTTAGTCCTGATGGCTGATGGTTCCCTCTCCATAGACATCGGAGACCATTTGCGTGTCTACAATCGCAGTTCCTCCGTTCTTATTGGGGAATATGCAGTTATTGAACGGTCAAAAGCAAACGCACTCACCAATTCTGTTTCAATGCAGACATTGGTTCTACGGGATGTAAACAGCGCACAATGAAGATAGTAGCATTTGCAGGGAGAGATGGGCGCCTAAAGGTAGGCAGTATTATGCGGGAACTTCGAGGAGAGGCCGCTGAGGTTCTTTATCGATGCTCCGAAGACCTTCTCCGGAAGGCGGTCACGTTTACCCCCATAAAAGAAGGTACTTTGAGAGGGAGTGGCAACGTTGCCTTTTCTCCAGGAAATAGGTCGGTGTTTGGGATGAAGAAGGTTGGTAGACATCGCGTTCAGGCCAAGAAGGTACCGGACCCCAATCTAATACGGCGTTTGGGGAAGGGAACAACAGTAGACAAATTATCATTTACAGTGGGATTCTATACTCCCTATGCAGAGAAGGTGCACGAGGGGACCTACAAGTTGGGTAAGTATTCTCAGCAAGCTAATACAGCTGTTAATCCAAAGACGGGGAAGGCCCGATCATTCGCGGGGCAGATTGGACCAAAATTTTTAAGCCGAGCCTTGGCCGCAAACATAGAGCGCTACCGTGCCTACCTTCAGACATGGGCGAAACGCGGAACTGGAACTTCTGGTGAAGGAAAACGTGTGGAGGCAAAATAATTATGCCGGACAAAGATCTTAGCGAACTGATGCGAGTAACGGTGGATTCCATCTTGAAAACTCTGAGCGCATCGGCCAGTTGCTGTAAGCTAAACTTGCCGGCAAATCAATCAGGTCTTGCCGCAGTCGTTCAGCCATTTCCGGGAGATGAAGAGTTTCCCATCAAGATGGTTGCAATGAAGGTGCTCGTGCACCACGATACAAACGACGGTGCAAGACAAGCAATCGAATTGGTCTACTCTACCCTACATAACTACGAATTTCCGGCACCAACAGCGTATAACGATTACAAGATTGTATGTACCGCTGTTTCTGCTCCAACATATGAGGGAGAGTCCGAGACCGCAAAACAGTTTTTTTCCTGTACCTTTTCTCTTACCACTCTTTCATCCTGAGGAACAAAGAAAGATGGCTGGAACCTACACCACCTCGAAACTCGAATTGGGCGCAGGGTATCTGAAGATCGCGGTAACTTCCGACGGTGAATTGGCCGCTAATGCGGTGGAAGTCGGAGCGACCTCCGGTATGAAGTTGACCTACAAGCAGGAGATGAAACCGATCGAATGCGATCAGGCGATGTCTCCGGTGACCCACATCATGATCGGAGAAGAAGGCAAGTTGACGATCGACATCATCGAACAAAGCCTCCGTTCACTCGCGATCGCTCTGGGCCTGAAGCCCTCGACGGGAATTTATTCCCAACCCACCTACCAAAGAATTTCTTTCGGTGGGAAGCAGGACCCTTTGTTCTGCTATCTCGAGTACATTTGTCCGAAGACCAGCAACACGGCCAAGAACTGGCGCGTGAAGTGCCTGAAAGCGATGCCGGGGAACGGTCTCGATCTCCCTTTCCAAAAGAAAGAGGAGAGGAAATTCAGCGTCGAGTTCAACCTCCTGCCGGAGAGTTCCTCGAGCGAAGTTCTCGGCTACATCGAAGAAGAAGTGTAACCACCCCACAACGTACACCTAACAATCGAGGCTCGTCATGGAGAACCGTGACTTTACTTACCGAGTTGGAGACAAGACCTTTTATCAGAAAGAACTGACTCTGGGACAACTGGAGGCACTTGGGGAACTGATGGCCGATCTTCCTTCCCAAACAGTTCGACAGGCCCGTAATCTGGAAGAGAGCGGAGTTCAGGCGTTGGTTCTTGAACTGTTCAAGCGCAAATTGATAAGTCGGGCGATATCTATTGTTCTCGTGGAACAGGGAGCTCGACTTGACACACGCAACTTCGAAGAGACTCTTGCGTTCATCCAAAACAATCTGACCATCGACATTGCATTGGGAGTGATCAAGGATTTTTTTACCTGCAACGACGCGAGCAAACTCGCCTCCGGAATTGCGGACTTCTCCACGACGTTGCAGGGGATGGCGCCGACGATGGCAGCAACTCCGGAACAGCCGCCTTCGGATGGGGGGATTTGATATTCGAATTATCCAAGGGGCAACCCGAATCGGTGTGTTATATCCGTTGGTATTTCACCCTCGTAGATGCCCTGCGGCTGTTACGTTCTCAACAACTTGAGAATCTAAGACGTACACGGGACGTAATTGCCGATCGAATATTTGTGGCCCGTTGTCACGGAGCGGAGGACGTAGACGAGTTGGAGGAGAATCTTCGTCGGATAGAGAAGGCCATTGAAATGCGAGATCCGCAGTCTACTATGGAAGAAAAGGAAATTGATAGTGATTTGTCCATACGCAGTTTTGCGGAAAAGACCGGAATGGAAATTCGTCAGGTAAAAACATGAGTGAGGTCACCTACAATCAGTTGCATGGTGTGGAAGTTACCATTGGAGGTAATCTTCTGCAGGTGCAACAGGCTCTTAAGCACGCCGAGAACGATGTTAAGAACACCGTTAATCGGTGGACTCAGGAGTTCAATAAGGTAGTAACGGCAACCAAGAAGGTACACGATGCTACTGTCGCGGTGGCCGATCCCCTCCGGAGACTATCGGGCCTCGTTGTTGGCGCATTTGCGGTTAGCAAAATATACGGGTTTCTTCGGGACATAACTTATCTCGCTGCGCGAGTCGAAGTCCTTGAAGTCGTATCCGAGCAGGTTGGAAAGACTGCGGGTTACTCGGCGGAGGAAGTACGAAAGTACACGAAGGCTGTTGAGAATTTAGGCATCACCCAAATTGTTGCTAACGAAGCTACGACTCGATTCATACAAGCGGGATTGGATCTTCGTCAGGTGGCTAAGGTTGCTCGAGTGGCCCAGGATGCGGCGGTAATTGCAAATCAGAATTCCAGCGAAACCTTGCAGGGTATGATTCATGGAATTGTAACCCTGATGCCAAGGGTTCTAAGAACCTACGGAATCATTGTAGATTTGGAGCGCGCCTATGCACGATATGGGAAGGCCCAGGGAAAATCTGCTGAACAGATAACGTCGCAGGAAAAGCAACAGATTGCTCTGAACGAAGTGTTGGTGGCCGGATCGCGCATTACCGGAACCTACGAAGCCTCCATGACCAAGGCTGGGAAGCAACTCACTTCGTTGGAGCGCTATCAGGAAGAGTTCAAGGTTCAGTTGGGCACCCACCTACAGAAAGCCTTCTCTCTCATTATCGTATCCCTTACTCAGTTTTACAAAGAAGGAATGAAGAATGCCGATTTGAATCAGGTGTTCGAGACTTTGGGCCGTTCGCTGGGAAGGGTTGTCGGTTTTGTTGTACAGATTGTTACCTGGTTGGTAAAGCATCCCAAGGCCATAGAGAATTTCTTCGTTTACGCAGTGGTGGTTAGATTTACTTCTGCTCTGTACAAGGGTGTCGTGGCTTGGGGACTTACGGCTCTAACTGCCGACAAGGCAGCAATGTCCGCTCTTCGGTACAAGGCAACCGTTGGTGGACTTATTCTTGTAGCTTCAGCGTTAGGTCTAATGCTGGGAGAAAAGATTCCTAAGGCCGTTCATATCGGAATCTTAGCATTTACGGCTATTAGTGCCGCAGTTCTCCTCCTAACCCGACGCTTTGATTTACTGTGGTTGAAACTCGGGCCTATCGGTTGGGCCGTTATTGCCTTTACTTCCATCTTTTCCATTGTTGGACTTACCTCCTCTGCCATGGAGGATTTTACGTCATCCGCCGAAAGCGCAACCGACCAAGAACGGGAACTCCGGGAGGAGGCTTCTCGGGGGGAAGAGTCCTTTAGAACATTCCGAGAACAGGCGCTCAATCTGGCCCGTCAATATATAACGCTCTATGAAGAGGGAAGAAAGACTGCAGAAGGACAGAAGCAGTTAGGAGAACTTCTTTCCGATCTTACACGGTTGGTCCCAGATCTGGTTGGGGGTGTAGATAATCTGGACGAAGCCTATACTCGGCTTAAGAATACCATTGCGGATTTGGATAAAGAAGTTTCTTCCTTTACCGTTGCCGATCTGGAGAAGGAAGCCGCTGGACTGGAGGGTGTATTATTACAGCCGTTTAAGGATATCCCAGCGGGAACTCGGCGAGCCCAGAAGACTATTGGAGAGTTTACGGATTGGTTGTCTGCACGAATTGGGGACACGGTAGAAGCGCCTCAGTATTCTCAGTTGATTGAAACACTAGCGTCTTCTAACATCGATACCGCAAAAGCAGCACTCGATGAGTTTCAACTGGAGTACGGAAATACAATAAAGAGGCTCAGAGAGGTGCAACGAGGAATTCTTTCTTCTCCCGGAGCCGATGTTGAAGACTTGAAAACAATGCAGGAAGCAATAAAGTATTGGTCTGATTTGCAAAAGTTTGCGGAGGATACGTACAAAAAACGGGAAAAGCTTTTGGCTATTGAAAAGAGTATTTCGGAAATCGAAGCAAAAGGAATGCCCAAACCTCCTGTAGAAAAGAGATCACCGATTGACCCCAAAATTTTGGATAAGGCACGGGAGATGTCTTGGGAATTGCAGATAGCAATTACTAAGGATGAAGGCGAACAAGAGAGAATACGTATACTGCAATGGGCGTCTGAACAGGATGCAAAAATAAAAGAACTTAGGAAGGGGGGACTAATTAAGGAGGCCGAAAAGCTACAAGGACAGGTAAATACGGCCGTAAGTGTAATGAACGACCAAGCGGCAGAAAAGGAACGGGAAACGGAAAGAAAAAACCGGGAATCCCAACTCCGAAATCGCGCCGAAGTTTCTCGCTCTGCGTTGGAGGATCAACGTAAATATCTACAGGAACAACTAAAGTGGGTAGATCGAACTACCAAGGAGGGGGAAAATCGTTATTGGGAATATGCTGCCCAACTCGTTTCCATAGAACGTCAGATAACAGAAGGACTCCGGGAGGAAAATTCCAAACGAATAGAGATGTGGGAGCAGGAAAACTCTCTGAAGATAAATAATTTGCAGGCAGTTCGCAGTGTGTATATGGACACCGTTCAGAGTTTCGGTGATATCGAAATGACGGGTAAGGAAAGACGAGAACGGATATGGCGTAGTTTTACAAATGCAATTCTGTCACGCCTCGCGGAGGAGACAGCTGCCTATCTTTTCAGCACCGAAGTCCGGGAAAACGCCGATAGACGAGGTGTTATAACTAAACAACTAACTTCGATTCTGAGGTTGCACAGTATTCGTCAGGAGACTGCCGCAACCATGTCTTCAACAGCTGCTCAAGTTGGCAAAACTGCAGCGGACGCTGGGGGTGTTGCCATTACTCCTGCGGTAATCGGTGCTGCTATAGGGAGAACTGGCGCCACCACGGCAGAAACAACGGCGGATCAGGCTTCCACAGTGGCTAAGAAATCAAAACTGGCGGTCATGGGCGCCGAAGCGGGTATGGGAGTTTTGGGATGGCTAACTCTCCCTCTGGCCTTTTTGGGGATCCCCTTTGGTATCTTCCATTCAGGTGGGTACGTTCAGGCTTCAGGAGAGAAAGTTATAAAGGTAACAGATGGGGAATACGTTGTTAATCCCCACGGAACAGCGATTAATCGGCCTGCTTTGGAATACATCAATTCGGGTGCGGACATCATGTCTTCGGTACGGAGACAAATTGCTGTTTCGATGGGGGAGACTTACCGAATTCAGAGAAACAGCCAAGATTCAAGTCTTCTCGTTGTACGGGAGATAAGAAACCTACGTTCGGATCTTAAAAATCAGCCCGAAACGCATGTTCGGATATCAGAGAGGGCGACTGCCGAGGGGTTATCAATAACAACTGAGGTTGGAAAGAGAAAACGTAATAGTAGAAAGTTGGCAGGTTAGGATGAACACAGCGCTCAGTCAGCACTTTCGAGTTCTTGCAGACGTACTTTGTGTGGACGCTGTTAGCGGAGTCGAGACTCTGTTCCCCTTCTTCGATATTTCTTCTTGGGTAAGCATCGACTTGTCCGAGCAGGGGATTGTGGATGGAACAGAGGAAGAGGATGGACTCTTCACCTTCTACGCTTCCTCTGTGTCCTTGGAATTGCGGGGGGATTGGAGGGTTGGAATAACGATAGAGGGTTTAGGTCAATGCCGTCTGACCTACGATTCCCGAGTTGAAATCTATAGGCGCTGCCTCATTTCAGGTACCTGGGAAGAAGCGCGAGTTATGTACGGTTATATTGAAGCCGATGGAATTTCTACTCGCCCCCGAATTGGCAGGTTTATGAAGACTACCGTGAATTGCTGTAACTTTTCGGCGGTACTTCGAATCTGTCTTCTGGGTAAGTGTTCCACGTACATAGATTCAGATCGCCCAAATCGGACATTCGAACTTTTTCGACGTACGGACAGACGAATACCTCCGGAGATCCCCATACCAACAAAGGAAGATACGGAAACAGAGGAGGAATATACAACACGGTTGGAGAACATGAAGAGGGATGTTATTACGTATGTCGAACCAGATACGTACTACGCCCCAGGACGGTTGCTCCCCGGAGATGACGCTGTGTTGGATCGAGTTAACATATTCGACAGCTATACGGGAACGAGACGAATTACAGAGGGACCCCTCTATTACCGTCCAATTTCCGGAGGGTATAACGGGGTGTCGATCCCGGGATGGCGCGTTTGGGGTACAAGAGGGTTGCCCTTTGTGAGTCTGGATCAGATGCTGGATGATGCTCTTGAGGGAGTAAATACATATTTGAGGTTGTGCGGACGAAATAAGTGGCCAACGTTTCTTCGTTCTGGTTCGGTTCCCAGTCTGGTGGTTAAGCGAGGTGCAGTTGCAGTATCTACGGGAGTATGGCACGTCGGAATGCTGCTATCAGGCAGCGCTCCCCTGCATCGTGTCTTGGTTTTTGTGTGGAAAGACCAGTGGGAAGTAACGGTATACGAACTTGTAAACGTAGTGGAACTAACTCAGATAGCCACCTACCAATTTGACAACCCTCCCTATAGTTATTTGGCGTACGAAAGTGGAAACACCAGCAATTGGTCTCGACTACCAAACAACCTGTGGAGTTCTGTTGAAGTAGATCGGCACGCACACCCAGATCTATATGCCTCCGAACACCCGGATGGTTCCATGTTTGCCTTTGTGGGCTTTAAGGATCCCTCAGCCTCGAATATCGTATATTTTGGGTGGTTCCAGTCTCGAAGATATGTTGAACGAGAAGGTACCTCTCAGGTGTTCAGTTGGGTGTCCGAAATTGCTTTGCACATGAAGGGCCTAAATACAACATCGGGAGATCTATTCGATGTCAAGGAAACAGCGGCACACATCCCGGTTGGGATTAGAATAAATAACAACAGTGAATTTACTCTGGGACAGGATTGGAGATGGGAAGACAACGAAAAGTTATTGAGAGCATGGGGTAAAAAACCTCTTACGGATAGCAATGGACGCCCCAGCACTCCTCCGCCGTGGATACTTCCGCCCAATAATTTTGGTTTATTTTTGGGGTCCCCTCGGTTTTTCTGCGAAACATCCCCTGATCTGAACGGGAGACAGGGGGGGAGAGAGTGGCTGTATTTTGATCAACCTTGGGAAAATCTTCCCCCCGAAACAGTTGGAACATACCAACGTATGGGGGAGGCGCTGATTTATTCGGGAGATATATTCTTCGACCGTTTATGTTACGCATTTGAAAACGCACGAGCAACGGATGTGATAGAACTGATATCGAAGTTAACCAACTCCGTTCCCGTTGTGGAGGATCGAGGCCCCTCAAATATAGCCGTTGGATTCCGCTCGAGAGTGTCTCCTCCCTATCCCACATCCGTCTATTCTGTAGATCCCCTCTCCATTAGCGATATACGCATTAAGGACGAGAACTATGCCTCCAAAGAGGACATACCGGAAATAAACTTTCCTCTCCTTACGGGTCTACCGGAATCGTATCGAAACAAGGTGGATTACTATTATTACAACGATTATTTTCGTCTCATATTGGGGTCGGTGGAGATAGACATCCCGATGGTTGGTTCGCACGTTCCCACTTGGGCTCTTGCATTGAAAGTCGGGGATGGGCTATGGGTTCCCGAGATTCCGGAGTTGCTTTTGGTTCGAAAGATTTCTCGTCAGGGTCAGACCTCAACTATAGTTACCGATCGGCTTAGAGACACTGAAAGAAGGATATCCCAATGAGTTTTGATTCTTTTGGAACTGGGGGCGTTAAGGTAAAGTGGCGGTCCTCCACCTCAGGAGGAGACCTTACTCTTTCTCTTCCAGCACCCACCAACCGTGCTCTACGGTATGTCCCTGAATGCGAAGCCTTTACGTCCGTACGTAGGGTTAGGAATAATGAACGGGCCGGAATTCGGCCTAACCTGACACTGACCTATATAATAACTGATGCGGAAACCTTGGAGGATGTGTTCGCTGCGTTCAGTATCGCTGACTGCGTGGTGGTATGGCCTTATGCAGATGAACCGTTAATATGCTACACCATGCAATTAACGGAAAACTCTATTATCGAACCGGAGGATCCAAAGAACAGCAGCGTTGCCCGTGTTGTTTTGGACTACGAAGCAGCATACTTAATCTCCAAAGTCCCCGATCGTGACAATCTGCGTTTGTGTCGTTCCGGAAAATCAGGGACTCGGTGGCTCCAGATGCCCGCTCGAAGGAAACAAGTTACTTCACCCGCTTCAAATGTTGTTAGCCTTTGTTGAGGAGGTAGATTAGATGGCGTCTTACAAGTGGGTTGTTATCTGTGCGCCTCTCACTGGTGCAGTAGATACAACCAGTCCAACGGTTACGTTGAAATATGGGTCTGCTCCCATCAATGGCCGCTCAGCTGGCTCTACAATTTCTACGGCAACAGAGGATCCAGTAGGGAGTGGCTGCTACAGAATCACCATCCCGGAAACAAACCAATACACCATCGTGGTTTCCGGTTCTCCGCAGGATGAACTAACCGACGAGTGGATTTCGGGAGCCGACGCGACCTCGACCACTCAGTTGGGGGATACCGGATCCCTATCCGGAACTGCTGGGGCGGAACGAATTGGGATAAAGGATTCCGGAGGGCGATATACGGCTACGACAGTGGAAGGTGCTCTTGCGGAAATAGCGGGATCCGGCCGAACAACGGAGACCGTAAAGGCCAACGCTACGGCCATTACCGCTCTTCAGAGCACTCTATCTTCGATAACCAACGCTGCGTTGGTTGCTGTTTGTGGCCCTTCGGTGGTCATTGACGCTTCGGCATACCATACCCACGATGGACGGTATTACACCGAAACGGAAGTGAATACGTGGCGTAATTCCAGTACCGGAGTCATCACAGGTGGGGGAATAACAGGTGTAGCCAGCGGGGCGAATGCTGGCCCTCTTATGTTCGACGCTTCCGGCATCTCCGGAAACGGAAATGGCGCGGATATTCAATTCGACACCTCCCCCTCTGGAAGTGGTACTTGGGGTGCTGTAGAAATTTACGCTCCGGACAGCAAGTGGTACGAAGTCGTTACTAAATACCACACGGGAGATTTCGATTATACCGGTTCCGTATTTCTGAGTCGGGTTTCCGCAAATTCAGCATCCGCCCTGAAGAGCGCACTGCTGGAGCTGGATTCGAAGTTGGGTGTGTTGTGGCATCTACAGTATCCCGCAGTCACAGAATTGTGGCGCACCATCTGGACAAACCCAACATTGGCTGCGTCCGGTGCACTAACTCCTGGGGCGACCCCAACGTTGTCTTCTTGGACTCAGAGTTCCGGCACACTAACAATTGTCGCCCGTGTGTGGCTTGACCCAACCTCGGAATCCTTTCAAAGAATACGTCTGTTGGTTTACGGTAACGTTGCAGGTAGCGGTCAAGCTGACGTTGTCTTGGAGCACGTTACCTCCGGGGTTCAGGGAGCATTGGTAGTTAAGAGTGGGGATGCGGCATGGTATACGTCATCCGAACTCGTGATCCCTAGTACCTATATAGAGCCACAAGAGTTCACGGTACATGTAAAGCCAGATGGCAGTAACGTACTTACGCTCTACGCTAATCTAACGTTACAGGTGCAGTAGGATGTCTACAAACCCCCCCGTACCGGATAGAAGTGTTGGTGTTAAGTCCCTCTCGCACGAAATACTGGGTTTGGACGTCAACGGACAGGGTAAGGTGCGATTGGATAAATGGTCAAGACCCCTACCTCTTGCTGCACTCGCTCAAGATGTGTTGGATTACATTGCTGCACACGGAGGTGGAACAGGAGGAGACGTGGCTGACGCAGTAGTTTACTTTGGAACCAACCCCAACAGTATTGCTGGGGCGGGGAACAGTAATGTTATCTCTCAAAGTATGACCTCCTTCAAGCTTCGGGGGTTCTACGTTTATGGAGATGGGGATGCAACAATTACGTTGACCTTCACTCCAGACGGAGGAGTAGCTAAAACTCTGAAGTGGAGAATCCATAACGTTGAAAGAAACGGTCTGTGGTCGTTCCCCAATCCAATTGTAATTGAAGATTCAACCACAGTAACTCTTAACATCATCAACAATACCGCAGCTTCAGTAGACTACTACTCCATGCTAACCGGAGAGGCCGTCGTATGAGCTTCGATCCAACTGACGTCTACATCCATGCAACAAATGATGTACACAGCCTGACCCTTCACCCCGCTGGTGTGGAGATTGTGGGTACTCCCTACTCTCCTCTATTAATGGGGTCAGACGGGTCACAAGCACAGTTGATTTTAACAGATGCAGCAGGGCATCTTCAGATAGACGTTCTCTCTCTCCCCAGCATTACGGGAACTGTGACCATCCAAGATGGCGGAAATACCATTACAGTAGATGGAACAGTCGCTGCGACTCAAAGTGGGGCATGGAATGTTAACATTGCTGATGGTGGAAACACCATTACAGTAGATGGATCAGTAGCTGTATCCTCCTATCCGGGTCCAAGAGAATATCAAAGTGCTGGAACAGGTACCCCCTATGGGGTTATGTTATTAGGAACGGACTATTCTGGAAATGTCTATCACTCTAAAATAAGCTCCTCTGGTCATTTATCCATCCGTGCTGAGGCTACCACAAACTATATTGGAAGGGTTAGGCTCACGGATGGAACACATGATCTGACTCTCTATCAGGACGATAATATTAATCTTTATTTTGTTCCAATAGGGGGATACTCTGTTGGCGCAGACGGTTACGGAGCTTTACAATTGGCCGCAGACTATTCTGTCTTGGTAACGGCTGCGGGAAGCGGGTTAATTGTTCAAGATGGGGGAAATACAATAACTGTAGATGGAACTGTAGCTGTATCTTCTCTCCCCGGTATTACAGGAACTGTAACCATTCAAGACGGTGGAAATACTATTACAGTAGATGGAACTGTGGGGGTAAGTGCTATTGTCCCCGGTGTAGCAGCAACCAATTTAGGGAAGGCAGAGGACGCGGCTCATACATCTGGGGACGTTGGGGTGATGGCTTTGGCAGTTAGAAACAAAGACTGCACTGCTTTAGCAGGGGACGAGTTTGACTATATCCCCCTTATTACAGATGACTATGGGGCACTTTGGGTAAATGCTCGTGCGGCCATTGTGTCGGGGAGCGTAAAAATTGTAGACAACGATACAGGCTATCCACTGGATTTAGTGACGCAGGGAAATGCCTTAGTGAGTACCCCTGCTTATGGAATTCCTGTTCTTGGAAAAGATACTGCTAACAATGCACAGTTTATTCCTGTATCAACCCCCGGATCAGATGTCCCCTCTTTTTCTCTTCCAATATCAGGTGTAGACAGTGCGGGAGATGCTCGAAACATTCAGGTGGACACAGCAGGGCGTGGGACAGTAGCCACTCTTCAGGGGAGATCTTCCGATGTACAATTCCTCTCAATTTCAGGTAGCTCAGACATAACCATCCTTGCGGGTGTAACAGATAAAAAGATCAAGGTGGTTAGTTATGTTCTTGTTGCAAAGGAGGCTATTCAAGTACAGTTCAAAAGAGCTACAACTGCTATTTCAGGTATTATGTATTTAGCCGCTAATATTCCCTTAGTTGCTGTGGGTCAAGTATCCTCTCATTTGCTTGAAACAGCCGCAGGAGAGGCTTTGGTTCTTGCTACAACAGGGGATGTAGCGGGACACATCTGTGTTCTTGTTGAAGCTTAGTTTTTTGAAACAAAGCAGGGTATAAACTTTTTGGGCACCGTTTAAGGCCCCAACGCAGCTGTTTTTAGTCGTCTGACTCGTTTTTAATCTTCGAACGTTTCACTAAGTGAAAACCCCCCCTAAAATAGGCTAAAACCATGAGTCAATCAAAGATCCCACCCGAAATCCCTTCAGGCGTACCGACCTCTCCTGGAGGAAGAATTCGTCTCTTCGGAGATGCTCCACCCCCTCTCGATAAGAGCAGTTTACAGAAGTATCTTCGAGAGCAATTTTCCAACATCCAAACACAGAAGACCGCCGCTCTTCGGGATGTGGAAAACTCCCGTGTCAAATTGCGGGACGCTGAAACTGCCCTTACGATCGCGGAAGGGGCACTCCGGATGCTGTTCTCCACCGCCCAAACCTTTGGCATCTCTGCCGAAGAAATTGTGCAGAAAGGCACTGTCGAAAACAGTACACCCACAAACGAAAGTTCTCCCTCACCCGCCTGAAAAGATTCTGCCCAAATAACAATCAACCATAGTCCCCCAACAGGGGACTTCTTTTTCTATGAAAATATACCTAAGAAATAACGTGGCCACGATAGATTACTCCTCACCAATGGAGGAGTTGTGGTTGCGACAAGTTCTAACTGTTCCCATTGAGGGATCGGCGTTCACACATCTCTTCCGGGAGAAGAAATGGTCTGGAACCTTTTGTTTTCTCCAAGGTAACTGTGTTCCTTCAGGACTGATCCCCATGATTCGACGGTTGTGTCGGGAGGATGAAATACCTGTCGAACTTTTAGACAGGCGAGTCCGGATGAACGAAGCTGTTCCCCCGTTGGAAAAGACTTTGATTGGTCCAAATGAGACTATTACTTTACGGAAGGAGCAGATAACAGCAGGTCGCTTCTTAATTGAAAAGGAGCGGGGGATCATAGAGATTCCCGGAGCAGTAGGAAAGACTGAATTGACCATCGCGGCCATCAAAAGTGTGGTTAATTTGGGGGATGTATTGATTGTGGTTCACACCAACGAAATAAGGGAAGAGTGGGCTAAACGATTAGTCACGCGGGGGGTAGATCCCGCTTTGGTGGGAACAATAGATGGCGAACGCTACGACATAAACCGAATTACAATATCCAATGTTCAGCTTCTGGCCGCACGGATATGGGATAGGAGGCTTACAGACTATCTCAGCCAGGTCTATTGTGTGGTCGTTGACGAGTGTCATAAGGGGGGAGCCGATACCTACCAAAGAGTATTCAATCAGTTGACCAACGCTCTTTACCGCTGGGGTCTCAGCGCAACTCCTCTTGAATATGATAGAGCGAGAAACTGGAGACTGATTGGAATGTTGGGACCTCTTCGTTATAGATTAGATCAGGAAGAACCTACCGAAGAAGGTTCCATTGCTCGAGTAATATACCACGCTATCTCTGTTCCCAGAGTGGTCTATGGAACGCTCCCTTCTTTGGTAACGTGGCAGGATTATTACGACTACTATCTGCATAAGTCGCCCTTCATGCATTGCCTGATCCGCAACTGCACTCGCGCCTATCCGCAATTACAGAGGCTCGTTCTTATAAATAACATAGAACAAGGCAGAGCAATTTGTAGGGGTCTTTCTGGATCCAAATTCGTGCACGGAGGAACTTCCGAAGCTGTTAGAGACCACCGTTTTCGAGACTTTCAGCAAGGACGATATTCGATTTTGGTTAGCAGTTCGATACTCGAATCCGGAATCAACGTTCCAGAGATTCGTCAGATTACATTGGGGGGTGGCTTAGAGAGTCCCATAAAATTTGTTCAGAGCATTGCTCGTGGCCAACGGAAAAAGAGCGGAGGGGAAAACGTCGTTCATATACACGACTTTATGTTCGATGTTCCCTATCTTAAAGAACATTCTGAGAAACGATTCAACATGATAAGGGAGCGCTTTCACAAGGCAGAAATATGTCACACGATATAACAAACGAAATACGTGTTCGTAGATTTACAATTTTGGTGCATTCTATTACTGGTCGTTGGTATCTGAACATAAACTCTCCCTTGGGAAAACAGAGAAACTACACCGTCTTTCGTAACGTGGTTATGGAATTACTCCTCCGTAAATTGTCTGTAGGTGAATACCTAAAGGCGTTAAGGCCCTCAGAGAAATGGAACGCAGCCTTATATTTTCGCCTTGACATCATGAACGAAGTCGTACACACCCGAAAACCTGCGGCAAACGGAAACAGACTGGATGCAGAAATTGCGTGGCTTCGATCCGTTGTTAGCTCCTTCGGAGAAAACCCTCTGTATGTTCTGAATGTTCTCTGGAATCAGCTTTCCCCCCAAACCCAAACTCGATTTATTCAGTATCGAGATTTAAACATTGTAACAACACATGAAGATAAGTGAGCAATTCGAGCGGTACATCCTGCAGCAACTGATCGTGGATGAACGGTTCTTCAATTCCTACGTTACCCACCTGCTGCCCACCTATTTTATGGACAATCCTTATCGAGCACAATTACTATCCCTGATTTCTGATTGTAAGGTCAGAGGCCGAGAAAGACCAAGTGTGGGATACCTTGCGGAGAGAATACAGGCACTTCCCAGTACCATACAATCCGGATGCTTGTTAGAGTTAGGTCTCATTGAAGAGACTGAAGTTGACATGACTTCCGCTGAAGTTGATGAACTGCTTACTGAATTCATCTTCTCCCGTTCTCTTCGAGAAACATTATCGCGTTGCATAGACCATCTGGAGGCTGGAGATTACGAACAGATAAGACGGGACGTAGATTCAGCCTTCGATCTGCACCGGGAAGAGCGGGAGTTGGGGTTGTCCTACTTCGATATACATGGGAGAGAAAGTCGTATGGTAGAGTTACCCCCCCAAGTCCCCACTCCATGGCCCTCGATCAACAAGGTTCTTCGTGGGGGTTTGGGTTGTGGGGAATTGGGTCTCATAATCGCTCCTCCTAAAAGCAACAAGACACAGCTTCTATTGCATCTAATATTGGGAGCGCTCCTGACCCGTACCCCTTCTGTTTACTTTTCGATGGAAGTGGCCGAACTCATTCTGGCCGCAAGGTTGGATGCATTATTGTCGGGACGAGAGTTCGATGAGACCAGAGAGTTTCCCCAGGAAGTAAAAGATCGAGTAAGCAGCGTTGGACGGGTGGTTAAATCTCCGGTAACGTTCAAGCAATATCCTTCCGGTCATCCTACCGTAAATTCCTTGCGGCAGTTTCTGTTATCATGGGAGGCCCAAAACAACAAGAAGGTTGGATTGGTAATTGTAGATTACGCCGATCTGATGGCGCCAGAAAAGCATTATAAGGATCCAAGACATAATCTTAATGATATTTATGTTGGCTTGCGAGGGCTGGCTGTGGAACTACAGATTCCTCTTTGGACAGCCAGTCAAACAAATAAAGACAGTGTAGGCGCAGCACTTGTGGAGGGAACGGATGTTGCCGAAGACTTCAGAAAGATTGCTACCGCCGACTTCGTTATGTCCATAAACCAAACTGATCAGGAACTCCGCAGGGATCTAATGCGGTTATTTGTGACCTATAGTCGAAATACCAAACGGGGGATTTCAGTTCCGATGGAAATAACCCATACTCGAACAATCCGGGAGATTCAATCGTGAAGGAATATCTCAGAAAGTTTGGGATGTATAAGGAGAGTAGCGGGAAGAATGGAACAGAGTATGGCGTTAGCTGCCCATTCTGTACTCTTAGGGGTCTTAGCCCCGATACGAGTTTCCACCTTTCTATAAATGATGACTTAGGCGTGTGCCATTGTTTCCGTTGTGGATACTCTACAACGCTTTCTAAGATGCTCCGGGAATACGACGGCAGCATCTATGTCCACGAAAAAACTCGGCAACAAGAAACGAAAGAGACATCACCAGACGTAGCAATAGCAGGCTTTACCGAATTGGGGAAGCAGAAAGAGGGGGAGTTACGATATGCAGAGCGAGTTCGGAACTATCTGCACATTCGGGGGTGGACAGACGAGATGATCGCTGATCGGAGGGTTGGGTATTCGTTCAATCGCCGATTGTACAACCGTGTTATACTCCCCTGCTTCGATGACCAGAATAATTTGGTTTATCACACCGCCCGATCCATTGTATCCGGTCTTGAACCAAAGTACCTAAACCCCAAGATGAGCAAGGATCGAGCGCTTTATAATCTACAGGCAGCTGTGTATCTACACCCGCTTGTTCCGGTTTTAGTGGAAGGAGCCTTCGATTGTGTGTTCCCCCACTTTGTGGGTCTTTTAGGGAAGAGACCCAGTGGGGCACAGTTGGATCTTCTGGTTTCCACTTTTCCCAGAAAAGAATTTATTATCTGCTTGGACCAAGATGCTCTTAGAGACTCTATTTGGTTGGGAGAACAACTTAAGAATCGAGGAGCCTCTTCTGTACGTATCGCGGAATGCCCAGGAAAGGATCCCGGAAGTTCGGATATAGCACAACTCGTTACACAAATTTCTTCGGCTAAAACCCTTTCCAGAATTTCCTCTCTTCGTCTTAGGCTCTCGCCGTCGTAAGACGCGAGAGCTATTTAAGAATAGCGTTAGCTATTCTTAAATATGTATAACTCTATATAATAGATAATACATATTATAGGGGGGTGAGCAACCCCCCCTTTTCAGACGTTTTACTTCATGAAGACCCCGTTATCGGGGGTTTTACCCTCCTGGGGGGTCGTCTACGGGGGGTATTCCGGCCGTTAGGGGTTTTATACCCCCCCAGCTGGGGACGCCCTGAAGAGGCTTTAAAGGACGATTTTGGCTAACTTTCTTTTTTTGCGTAACTTAATACCCCCCGAAAAGGGGCCCAAAGGGGGGTTGTTACGCCTCTCCTTTTCAGGTGCTTTTACCCCTAAGTTTCCGGTTTTGCTTAACTTAGTAGCCCTAAGAAACCCCAGAAAGTTCTTGCGAAAGCGGTTTTTTCTTTGTAAATTGAATGCGTAAAGGTTACGGTTCTCTGACATGACGACGGTTGACCCCCTTTGGAAAGGGACCCCCGTCTGTGCCGCTGAATCCCGGTAGCGTCTCTCGCGGTTATCGCGAAAACCACGCCTTGCTCTTTCTCATGCCCTCATTAGCCGACCCCAAGTTGAGAAACTTGCGGAGGGAGTGGGCGAATTCAATGGGACGCGAAAGGTCTGTTCAGAAAACGGTTTGTTCTGGTTTAAAACTGGAGTTCACAGGTAATCAGCCCACGACCGGAAGCGAGATGTCGGCCGCTACCTTTTCGACGTCGAAAACGCCAGGTATTGTTCCCGCAACCTGGCGTTCTGTGTTAGGGTGGCTCCCTACACACCGATGATGACAAGCCCACGGTTTCAACTCCTTAGGAGGATTCTGTCATGCTTACTTCCCGACAAGTAAAAAACTGGTTGACCGAGAATGGCTGCTTGTGGAGACCAGAGATTGGTGGTTATGTTTTGGGGGACCTCCCCCAAGATAGCGAACCGAACATAGTCTACGTTGAGGAAGACCGGGTCATCCGTAACGACCCATCCTTCAAAACCGTTACCAATTATTTATGCAACCTTTCGATCATCGGAAACAACCTCTGCGATGGTACGAAACCAATTATCTTCGGGAGACCTCCCCGAAGGGTTGTCTTCGTTACGCTGGGGATTAGCCCCATCTCGCAGTTTCCTTCGGTAGAACTCCCTGGATTCAGTTTCATCTATCTGAACAATAATACCACGCAACGAGAGATGGTAGAATCGCTTCTCTCCAATAACGATGCGTTGATGGTTTCTGCTCTGGAGGCAGGGATCGAATTGGATGAGGCGGAACACGCCATTACCGATTGGTTGGCACTCGATCCAAACGTTGGGCAGGTTCTGTTGGCGAAAGACGATCCAAACGATAAGGAACCGACGGAGGACGTCGTTTTCTTCTTCGGCTTTGTTTCCTTTGTTGAAAGGAGCTACCGATGATTAAGGTACTGCCCAAACCCAAGACGGTGAACGATTTCAAGAAGATTCTGAAACGATCGTTCACTCATGGATCCTTCTCCCCCGCTTTGCGGGTGATTAATTTGCCGCTCACTGGACGCTCCCCCAACGGTTTTATTATGCAAGTTTGGGATTCCGCCTACCAGCTGACCGTTACTTGTTTGGGAGAATTGGTTCGTGTCTATCTGCACTCGCAAAACACTTCCGAACTTATGCTCGAGTGGGGAGGGTCGTTTCGGGATCTGGACTACTATCGATACACCGACGAAATGGATGCTTCCATGGACTCGTTGGACATCTACCTCCCTATTACCGGAGACGGTTCTCACACAGTGTTTCTCCACCACCAGATCCAAGACAATCACCTGATACACCCGCGAACTGTGATTTAGGTTTAACAATCCTTAGGAGGACTTATGCCAACCTATGGCTGTTCATTCAAACAAATTGACGTTTGTGGGGCCGATAATCTTACCGACCACCACAACCGACCGGGAGAATCGCTATTCTCTGTTTCGCTCGATGCCGATCTTACGTTTAAGGAACTGATAAGCGGTTTTACATCCACGATCGAGGGCCACGAAGGCATTCCTACTTCGCTCAGTTCCACCAAGATCCGCAAGGCAATCGAGCACGAATACACAGGTTTTGATCCTGCGGCCACGGTGGCCGAAGCCTACGGAATTCAGGTAACGTCCGAGACAGAAGGCAGCGAACTCTCCGTTTGGGGTCTGCTCACTTGGAAGGTTCAGGCCTCTCCGAAGGAGGTCGCGATCAAGATACCTGAAGTTATGTCTGATACTGCCGCTACTGGCGGTGGTCTGTTGCACGCCTAAAACAATACCCTCCGTTATTACGGAAAACCACAAACCCAAATCATGGGAGATCCGATCATGGCGAAAATCAAAGTAGCGAAAAAGCATCGTCACGAAGAAGACGAAACCTCCAACGGCGGCAAGAAGAAAGCCAAGAAGAAAGCCAAAGCCGAAAAGAACGTCGAACGCGTCAAGCTGGTAGACCGCTATCCGCTGGACAAGGCGGAAATCGGCTTGGTTGATTCCGGCGACTGGAAGAAGGCCATCAAGTTTCATGCGAAGCGCAACGAGTGCCGGATGCACCAGTCCGCGAAGGTCGTGATTGCCTATCTTTCCGACACCGTCCGCGAGGTGCGGGAATACCGCAAGGAACTGAAGGCAAACGCCGACTGATCCTTTTCTCTTCCTCCCCTATGCCGAAACGAAAGAGGTGCCGTGACCACCTCTTTCTTCTGTCTACGTTGGCTACGTAGGCACCGATGATGGCAAGCCAGGGAACACTTTAGGAGGATTCTATTATGTCCAATCAAAAGTTCGAGGCCCGAGGTCGTAACGTGTACAGCATCCCTGGAGATTTGGAGGAGTACACTTGCCGATCTGATCCGGACGCGATTATCTTGGCCGGGAGGTTAAACGAGAAGTCGTACGAAGACCATACCGTATGCCGACAGATTGAGTACCTATATAAGAAGGCTACGGAGGCGGGTTTCCGGGTAAGCGGTATATCAATGTCCCGCTACACCCATACCCTATACCTCCAGGAAGTTGAGGGAACCACTCGGCGGTATTGGGACGCCGACGATGTCCACTGGTCTGAGGTTCCGATTGTGGTATATGAGAGTGACCGCCCCAATTTGCAACTGCGTGTTCTACTCGACATTTGTGACGGCGATTCAAAGTTTTCTTCGCCGACGAAGGAAGGGACGTCTCTATGACTTACGAATTGGTTGCCATAACAAGCCACCGAGGATTCTTCAACATTACCCTGCGCCTCTTTCACTCATGGATAGCCCAAAAGATTTTGGGAGTTCCCCCCTCCGAAGAGGTGGAATACTTCGGGTGTTCTACGTTGTGGTATGAAAGGAGTTCCTTAAGCAAGGCACGTCCCGAAATGGTTAGTATCCTTCGGACAATGGAATCGGGCTACAACTTTTTGGCGTCCAACAGCGCCGATCCCGTTTGGAATGTCTCCTCACAGGGAGATCTTACAAGAGTCTCATGAAGATATTGATCGAATCTCGGATGAACCGTGCGGCACGTCGGGTGGAGGAAGCACTGCAGGTTAAAGCGTTGCAGAAATCCGCCATTGCCCCCAACCTACGGGAGAGGTGGGCCGAAGACTACCATCAGCCCGAACGTTACAATCCGCTTCTAAAAGAAATACGAACCATACGGAATTTGAAAGGAGAAACGAACATGCATCTTCCCGACAAGAAAGACAAGAAGAAAAAGAAGGCTGCGGTTGTTGAAAAGGAACGTCCTGATGTTGAAGAACAGGAAGAAGGGGATCGTCCTTCTCTAAAGTCTCTAAAGGCTATGAGCAACGCCGCGATGCGTAAACTCTGCGAGAAGAACTCCATACCCTGCCCAAAGTCCACCGGAAATGAGTCGGTAGAACATATGTTCCTGCTGGGTGCCCTCAAGAAGCACTTCGGTTATGGGAAAAACAAGGAAGAAAAGACCGGACGTGTGGGCAAGAACGAAGCGGTTCGTCGGATATATGAGACGACTCAAAATCTCGAGAAGCAGCAGAGTCGCATCATCTCCCTGTTGGAGAAACTCCTCGAAGGGTAAACCCCAAAATTGGCTCTTGCAATTACAGACTCCCCCCGAATCGGATTTTCCCCAGTCCGACTAATGGAACCCCACCCACGGGGGGAGTTCTGTTTATTTCTTAGGAGGACATTATGAATTGGTACGAGAGGAAAGGGCTATTCCTCGTTCGAGCACAAATACTCTGGCTCAGGCGAGGGGATGTCGTTACGCTGGAGTTGGCTGAACCGGATCGTTGTCCGGAGTGGGAGAAGGTTGCGATTGGGTTGCACCACACAAAATGGTTACTTACGGAACGTTTGGTGGGTGATGAGGACCCCTCTGTTCCCCGATGGATATGCACCTTCGAACGGGTGGGTCACGCGGAAAAGTTGCTGACTGTTTCCAGTGACCAAGTTTTGGAGGATGGCCGCTTTATAGGCTTCCTTGAATTAAAGCATCAGAGAGGTCTGCTGTCTGCCGAATGGTTCGGAATTACTAAGCCCAAATACATAGCTCAGCGCTGTCCCGCCGTGGCTCCTACCCTGTCAATGGACGAAGTGGACGCAGCTTGGGAAACCTGCGCCCGTATCAAGAAGGAACGTTTGGATCGGCAGGAGCGCCGAGCAAAGCGAAGTGAGGAAAGGAAGGAAGCCAAAGCCTTTTGGAGCGCGATTAAGCGAGGGGAAGAAATCGTAGTTCCGGACGATGATAATACGCTACGTCTTGAACGCCTCTACTCCAAATTCTTTGATCGGGGGAATAGAGTGGCGCGTTCTACAAAGAAGTCCTCTCCCGAAAAGATTCTTACGATTAGACGAAAAAGGTTTGGGGGGGGAAAATGAAGCGTTGGGATACTTGGTTATCAGAGAACGATCACCGATTACGGGCTGCCGCTCGAGCATACGCTCGAAGTGATTGGGCCGAACTTTATCAGATCATTCTTATATCTTCATGGCATGCCTATACGAAATACGGGAATGACTTCTTTCGTATGGCGGGTAAAATCATACTAAATTCTTGTAGGGATTACCGAAGATCGTTACGTACGCGTAATAGATTTCAGTCTATAGAAGATGATATTGATTTGGTTGTTTCTGATTTTGAAGACGACCTACTGGTGGGCATCGATAAGGACGAATTGCTTGACCGTCTTTTTGAAGTTGCATTCGACACCGATAACTTAGTTGCTGCTCGTTTTATGCGGGGGGTTGTAAATCCGGAACGACGGCAGTTGTTGATGGAGATCCGGATAGGGGGATTCCGTTGGTCTATTCTTACTTCTATTGTAGGAAAAAGTAATCGGGAAAGACGGGCAGCGTTCAAGCGTTTAAGAAAGGACTATGAACAACGGTTTGGCAGGAACGTTTCACTGGATGAAGGGACAGAAGGCTTTAAACCTTAGGAGGGATTTGTGTATGACCTAAGCAAACTTATGGACGAGTTGAACCTGAGTGAACTCGATGAACTGTGTCCCGATGATCGGGCACGCAAACAGGTGATCAACTACACACTGGGTAACTATGGAAGCACCCGTGGCTTCTCCCCCCAACTTTTGAAGTACATTGAATCCGAGGGAGTTGAAGTTGGGAGCGGTCTCAAGAAAAACTCTCCAATCTTTCTCGTTCAGCCCCAAAAGCAAACCATTACGCAGGAAACCAAATCCATGACAAAGAAAAAAGAACTCGACTCCGCCCTCGTAGCCGCCGTTGCGTTGGCCATCGGAGAGATCTCAGAACAGCTGGCGGACAACGGTACGTGCGCTCTCGGTTGGGATGAAGACTCCGAGACCCTTACGGTCGGCGTGGAAGCCAAGCCCAAGAAGGGCAAGAACGCGGATGAAGGGGAAGACAAACCCCCCAAGGAAAAGAAGTCCGCCGCTCCGGGCACGAAGATCGACGACCTCGATGATCTCGAGGAAGACGACAAGGTCTGGGTGCGGGATGAAGACGACAACTGGGTGAAAGCCAAGATCGTCAAGATCAAGAAGAAACTCCACGTTCTGATCGCGGGGGAAGAGGAGGAAGACGCCGTCGCCCTGAAGGACGTAGACGAGAAGGACATCCGGAACCGAACCAAGGGTGAAGAGAACGGCGGTACGGAGGAGAAACCCCCGAAGAAAAAGTCCGGAGACGATGACGAGGAAATCACCCAGGCGAAGTTCAAGAAGATGCTGAAGGACGAGCTCGCCGACGACGAGGCTCTCGAGAAGTTCGCCAAGAAGATGGGCGTGACATGGAAAGAGTCCAAGACCCGTCAGGTGAATCGTCTCCGCATCATCACCGCCATCAACGAGAAGGCGGGTTGGGAAGACCCGGAATAATTCGTTCCGGCCATCGCGTAGGTAACGGGAGTGGCGGAAATGGTAGACGCGAGAGGGTTTTCTTCGTTTCCCCTCTGTACTGATCATGGTGCGTGCGGGTTCGAATCCCGCCTCCCGTTCTCGGGGAAGGTTTCGGTAGAAGTCCGAACATAATTGACCGAAAGCGTAATTGCTTTTAGTGAATACCGGATAGGGAATGGCGCCACTTATCTGGGATAGATTGACGTTCTGCCTTCCCCTAATTTAAAGGGTCAAGTCCTCCTAAGGTCGCGGCGAGCCACCGCGAATGACCCCCCCAGGTTGGTCGAGTCTTAATGCCGGATTCGACCACCTGGGGTCTTTTTAGTATCCGTAAAATTTCGATAAAGGATTCTTCCATGCATTTAATTACCGCCGTTGGTAACAGCGATTTTCTATTGGCCGGACTGACCAAGTTATTCAAGGAAGGAAAGAAGATAGAACGCCGAGATCAGGCGTCTCTCGAATTGGAAGACGTGGTTATTCAGCTGTCTGAACCTTCCTTCCGTGTTCTGGATCTGCAGGATCGTAGGGACTGTCTCGCGGCCACCATGTTCGAGGCCTGTTGGGTTCTTTTTGGCGAGAATTATATATCCTCGTTGAAGGTATACCTTCCTCGGGCTGAGGACTTCAGCGATAACGGTAAGGCTTGGAGGGCAGCATACGGTCCTCGTATTAGAGCATTCCCAATTGGAGACATTATGAAGACGGATCAACTGCTGGAAGTTGCCAACTTGCTGGCCCATAATCCGTTGTCTCGCCAGGCATTTATATTGATAGCCCATCCCGCCGATCTGACCGCTCGGGGCCATACTAAAGATCTTCCCTGCAATCTTGCTCTTCATGTCCTTCTTGAACCAGACGAATGGAACGGGGGGCAACCAAACTTTCTCCTCTCGCTGAAAATATTTCAGCGTTCCATGGATATTCTTTGGGGCAGCAACGTCAATCTGTTTACGTGGTCATTGTTGATGGAGGTTCTATCCGATATGATAATGCGGGAAGACCCCACTCGAACAATGAAAGTTCGCCCACACAAGTATACGCATTTCGTTAGCTGTTTACATCTTTATGAACGGCATTGGAAACGGGCCAAAAACCTTCTTGAGAAAAACGGGATGCCCGTTGGCGGACTTTGGTTCCCGGCTGCGCTTCGAGAATTCGGAGGGTCTACCTCACCCCTTTGCTTATCGGACGTAGAGCGCTTGCACAATGTAGGCAGCGCGATGGCCCAGGGAGATGGGGGCGTTCCCGATTGCCCCAACCCACTTACCCCCGTTGACATTGAGTCAATATTTCCAGCGCAATTATACGACTGGGTTTCGGTATTTCAGATACACCAACTATTGCGGAGAGGGGGGGAGAATGCGGCTGTCCAAGAACTATTAGCCGGAATTCGATCTCCCGTTATAAAGACTAATCAGACTCACTACGTTGATTGGACTAACACAAGGAGTGTATCCGATGTTCCAGAGCAATGATAGACTGTATCAACTTACAGAGGCCGCGATTCCTTGCCATCGTAAATATAATAGCTATGAACGGTTATCGCGAATCAACCACTGCGGTCTAATGTTTACCTACGAGAAGCGTAGCGTAGCGGAGCACACGTTATTTGCGCTGCTCCTGCACGAAATGTTTTGGCCCTGCTTTTGTGTGGATCAGGTAAGAGTATCTCGTGGTATTCTTAAGCACGATTGGCCTGAAGCCTTTTCAGGGGATATTCCCTATCCCTTCAAAAATTTTGCTTCCGAGAAATTTCGGGAAGAACTGTATTCGGCGGAAGTCACCTCCATGGATAGGGTAAATGAGGCGCACCCTGATTTGGGTCTAAGCAGTTTGGAGTTTCGAGTTGTCAAGTTCTTCGATCGTCTCGAACTGCACCTTTACGCCACTCAGGAACTGAAGAAAGGGAACCCCGATCCGGAAATGGCTGACGTTTTGAAGATCACCACAAATAGTTTGTGTGAAGAATTGGCCTCACGGCGTTTGCCCGAGGACAGTTTAAATCCCTGTATTTTTTGCAGGAATGATAAACCCGACGGGAATGGCCGATCGAACTTTGAAACCCTTTGTGGTTTTATCTTGGCTCCCTTTATTCATGATGAAAAAGGGAGAATACCCATGGAAATTAAAACAACTTTGTATCAGGAAATTCGTCTTCAGATATTTAATGGGAGTCTATTCGATGGCCCAGCCTAAAAACTTCAAGACCCTATCCGAAGAATTTCTAAGTCGGGGGGATTCTCTGGGAAAATTGTTGGGCCACAAAAATGCTTCCTATGGAAGTAGTGCGTTTGTGGTGGGTCGATTCTTTTCTCTGTTGTGGCCCCAAGGAATTCCTCCCGAACGAATGCGGGACTCCTTTATACTAGGTAGAATATTCGATAAGATCATGCGTATTGCCCACGCACCATCTGCACTCCAGGAAGACCCTTGGACTGACCTCGCAGGATACGCCTTGATCGGGGCCGTAGCATCCTCACGTGGATCCGGTAACGAGTCGGATAACGGTTTGGTGGAAGATCGTCTGGCCGAAGCCATACAACTGGCTGTAAGAAAATACCGCCACGAGCGGATCGTTCCAGAACCCACCCCCATCGATCCGCATGCGCTGCTCCCGTATCTGCTCCGGGAACTGACTTCTGTTATTTCCATATTAGGGGATAGATCAGATGCCGACTCCCAATAAGAAAACCGTTGTGGCCATCAACCCAGTGGCCATGAGATTGTTCTGGTATTGGATTCAAGAACGGTATCAGATGTGGGTTCGGCGTTTTCTCGAACACAAAACCGTTCTTACGGATGATCCAATTCTTCGGGACTATCGATTCACCAACGTATTCCGAGACCTCGATCGCGGAACTGTTTGGCTGTTTGAAAAGATCATTAGGTACTCTCCAACCTACGACGCCCAGTTGGTATTCAATATAATTGCGTATCGCCTAATAAACCGTCCTACGACCCTCATGAATTTACCATGGGGATATCCTTATGTAAACAAAAATTGGGGTGCCGCTGGGTGGAAACGCTTCGAAGAGGGTCTCCGAGAAATAGCGGATACGGATCCTGTTTTTGGTTCAGCCTATATTATACGGGCGGGAGGGCCAGGATCAAATAAGATTCGAGAGACCGTAAAACGCCTTCGCACAATTTCGAATTCTCTTCCTTGGTTGTATGATATACTTTTGGACAAGCCCAATTTACGAGACTACTGGGAGGCGCTCTGTAAACTGCCCGGGATAGGTGGTTTTATAGGGTACGAGATCGCTACGGATTTGACCTACACACCGTTTGGGTGTTTCACTCCCGATTATTTACAGGATAGTTGGTGTAACGCTGGGCCAGGGGCCAAGAGAGGCCTACGTAGGATATTTTCCCCTGCTCCGCCCACCTCTCCTTTGGGTTCCGCCATGATTAATTTGCATCTGACTGATAAGGCTGCCCAAGTTCTGGATACCCCGGAAGATTTTATCTACTATCTGTGTCGTAACCAGGAGTGTCTCCTCCAACGTTTCTTTTCCGGAACCCCCTTTAGTCTTACTTTGGACGTGCGAGCGATAGAACATTCTCTATGCGAATTCTCCAAGTACTGCACAGGGCTGGAGGGCCAGGTGGATAGACGGATCAAGCGGCGCTACGTCTATCGACCTCAGGAGGAACTGATCCCGGCGGATGGGTTGGGCTCAGAACAGTTGGGAGCAAATGCGCACGCACGTTTATTTATTCGATTGGAGGATAAAGCACATGAACTTGCCCGCCGAAATAAACAATTCGGGGTATCCGGCTCGAGTGCATTTCTTCCCGCTTCTCGAATGGAATCAGAAGAATAACGGCAAGCGGATCGAACTCACTATCGGAAAGGAAATTCGAACGCTTGTATTTGACTTCTTTCAGATTGTTTCGGGGGATTCCGAACCAGAACTCATGTTGGTTGCCAACGGCGGAGACGTTATGGTCTCTAATGATTTGAACGCTTACGCCCTTTGTGGGTCATTAGATCCTCTTACCAAGCTGAATCTGTTCTTTTGGACCAACAAACTCGATTCACAAGGAAGTCTTGCATTTGAAATCTGGGAGATTAGAATAGATGATAAAAGGAAATAGGTGGGTCCCGTCGGATTCCGCGTCTTTTCTATGCGATCGATGCAGTCTGTGTCACGATTGTCGTAGCAATTGCATTCGACCCGATGGTCCCGCCGATGCAGATATTCTCTTTGTTGGGGAGGCCCCTGGAGCAACGGAAGATGACGAAGGCGTACCCTTTGTGGGTGCTTCCGGAAAACGTCTTCGGAGTCTTGTAGAACGAGCCAACGATCTGGAGCTAACAGTTCGTTTCACTAACACCGTACGTTGCAGACCTCCCGGAAATGCGACTCCTGATTCGAAGAACATAAAAGCGTGTATGCGTTGGTTGGGGGAGGAGATAAAAGAAACCGACCCCAAAGTAATAGTTCCATTGGGTGGTACCGCTCTCAAGGCATTGCTTGGACTCAAGTCCATTAAACAAGCGCGAGGAAGGAAGATCGTTCAGGGAGGAAGAACCTTCTTCCCGATGTACCATCCTGCGGCGATTGGTTATGATCCTCGACTTACGGACACGTTCATAAAGGATATGAGTGTTCTGTTCGACGAAAGCACCACCGCCGAAATGAAGGTTCCCGAAGTTCATATCGTTTCTCCGGAAGAAATATTACGGTACCTACGGGATAAGAAAGAGTTTGCGTTCGATCTTGAAACTACGGGCAAGGATCCATGGGCAACGGACGCCAAGATACTGTGCATCGGGGTCTGTGCTGAAGACGATATAGGGTTGGTTAGCTTTTATTCCGAATCCGATATTGCTGTGTGGCGAAAGGTATTTGACCTTCCCTGTGAAATAATTGCTCAGAACGGAAACTTCGATGTTCTATACCTGCAAGTTGTTGTCGGAATTACCGTAAACAATTTTGTCTGGGACACAAAACTTCTTAGCTACGTACTCGATCCGGCATCCGCCAAGCACGATTTGGCCTATATGGTGGCTGTTCATCTTCCTGAGTACGCTGGATACAAGACCGTTTTCAAGGAGAGCGTTAGGTCTAAGTCGCCGAAGAAATCGGTATCTATGACCTCCGCCTCCCGGAGACAACTGGCGGTCTACAACGGAACAGACGCTGTCTGTACTTTTACTCTAAAGAAGCGGGTGTTCGTTCCACGTTTGGAGAAAGAGGGGTTGACCGATTACTACCATACAATTCTTCATCCTCTGAATGGCCATCTTAGGACAGTTAGATCGAACGGTGCAAAGATTGATCTTCAGGCATCTGATGCGTTGGCCAACAAGTTGTTTGCCTCCATTCAGGCGATAGATTTAAAGCTTAGCAAGACCAAGGCTGTTGAGGCGTTCTTACGATTACACCCCAAAGCTAAAATGGTAACTACGAAGTTGGGGGAGAAGAGCGCTTGGGCATCTCCCAATGTTAAAAGAGAGATTCTATACGTTCATTGCGGATTGGACACAACGTACGTAACCCCCGAAACAGGGATGCCCTCAACAGAGAAGGACATAATCGCCCGATTCGATCACCCTGTTGCTCGTGGTTTGGTTGAACGTTCAACTTTGGTTAAGCTGCTTACCACCTATACAGGTACCGCAGTTCGAAAGTGGGTTAAGTCAGATGGATTAGCCCACAGCAATTTCAACATCGATACCGAGACCGGAAGACTGTCGTCCTCTGGACCAAATCTACAGAACATCCCTCGTAAGTCCACTTCGGGGTCTGAGTACAATATTAAGTCCCTATTCATTTCGCGTTGGCCGGATGGAAAGGTTGCTTCGGGAGACTATAGTCAGATCGAGTTACGGATATTCGCGGTATTAGCGAACTGCCGACATATGTTGTCCGTGTTTTCGGCAGGGGGTGACATTCACGAGGCCGTTGCTCGGGAGGTTTTCTCCATACCTGCGGATGAACCAGTAGCGGAGAATATCCGCAGTGACGCCAAGCGAGTTAATTTTGGTGTGCTGTATGGGGAAAGCGAAATTGGATTGCACGAACAACACGGAAAGACCATAAAGTATTGGAGGGATTTTCTAAGAAGGTATAACGAACTTTATCCCGAAGTAGGAGAGTTTAGAGATCATGTGGTTCGACAGATCATCAAGAACGGTTATGTTGAGTCCCCCTTCGGTTCGCGACGTTGGTTTCCCAATTACGCCCATTCAGACGATCGAGACAGATCATCTATGGAGCGGGAGGCTGTTAATTCTCCAATACAAAACGCAGCCAGCATGCTCACAGACCTGTCTTCTATGCGTATAACCGAGGCTTTCCGGGAAAAGGGACTCCAATCATTGGTTATCGATCTGATACACGATATGATTCTCATGGATCTCTACCCAGGGGAAGAAAATCGGGCGTTAGGAATCGCTAAAAAGATCATGGAAAACCCCAAACTACCGTGGCTAAAGGTCAAGACTCCGGTCGAGTTTGCCGTTGGAAGTTCTTGGGGAACACAGGAAAAACTGTAGAAGGGAGATCGGATGCCCATTAAGACCCGGAATAGATCCGGTGGTTCTGGAACCATTTCGACTGCGGATGCTAAGAAGAAGCGGGAAGATCGTATGCGAGAATCGCTGAACCGGAGCAAAAAAAGAGGGGGGAAGACTTCCTTTTTCAAGTTTCCGGAAGGCAAGACTCGCGTTCGGATTCTTCCCTCCATGGAACCGTTCGGGGATTTTTACTTCGAATCGGGATTCCATTACAAGGTTGGTCCCGAACAATCGACCATCGCATGCCCCCGTTTAACTTCAGGGGACCGTTGTCCCATTTGCGAAAAGGTTCGGGAGCTATACAAGTCCGATTCCGACTCCGATCAGCACGTTGCTAAGCGTCTCCGTTCCAAGTCCCGCTACTTTGCTAACGCATTGGTGGAGGGAACGGGAGTGGTTGTTCTGCCCTATGGTTCAACCGTCCATACGGAGTTGGTTAAGTGCTTTCTCGATCCGGAATTTGGGGACTTTACAGACCCTGAGACAGGTCGTTGGGTAACTATCGAGAAGGAAGGCACGGGTATGGAATCAGAATACTTCCCGAGAGTTTCCCCGAAGCAAACCTCGTTGGGGGATGAAGACGAAATCGAAGAACTTCTCAGCCAGCGGGTAGATCTTATGGAGGTGGTTAAGCCCCCAACCTACGAGGAACTCGCCGAATTGCTCGAAGCCACCGATTTGGATTTACTCCGGAAGCGGGAGAAAAATGAAAAGGGCAAACGCCGAAAAGAACGGGTTGAGGAATAACAGTCAATGAACCGTATTATGGTAGTAGACGGCAATCCTCTTCTCTACCGTGCGGACATGGTCCTTGATTTAACGGATCCCAGCGGACGGAGAGTGAGTGGTATCTATGGCACCTTAGAGTTGCTACAGCTGGCTGTGGAGACCATGGATCCTACCCATGTATTCGTCTGCTGGGATTCTCCCGCTAAGACGTTGTACCGAAAGAGGCTCTTTTCTGGTTACAAGAGTAGAAGAAAACCCAAGGACGAGGCCGACAGGCTACGGAAGCAGGAGCGGTATCGTCAGATTGGGGAGTGCGAAGAGATCCTCAGACGCATGCCAATATACCAACTTCGTTGGGTTGGTATGGAGGCGGACGATCTGGCATATTATATTGTAAATCGATTTCCCCTGAAAGAGAAGTCCAATTTCGTTTTGGTCACAGTGGATCACGATTGGCTCCAGTTACTGAGTAAGAACGTTCAGGTTCTTTTGACACACACCAATACTTTGGTTACGTTAGACAACTACAGGAAGTTTGCGGCCGACAGTAAGAAATTGGCTGGGGTTCGGCAGGATCGTCTACCCCTGTTCATGTCTCTCAAGGGAGATTCGGGGGATGACGTTCCCGGGATATTTAGAGTTGGCCCCAAAACGGCTGCTCGTTGGGCCAATCGCTATGATAACATAAACGATCTGGCTAATCACGAACCAATCGTACGTTCAAATCTCTCGGTGTGCAATATGGCTCGAATGCTAACGGATCTTTCGTTATTCCCCTATACGGATGACTTGGATAGCGTTCTTCACCATTACTCCAAACCAGAAATAGATTGGAACTGGGTTCGTCAATATTTCATTGAACGAAGGTTTGTTTCCATGCTGACTCGCTTTAAGTTTTGGGTTTCAGCTTTTCGGGGGTTGGAAGATGCCAATCCACTTTAAAAGAGGGGACCTTGTTGTATACGCCAATTCTCTGTGCACCATAGTTGCTATTGTCCCACCTCCAAGACCCCCGGAACGGGAGTTGGTATTTCTGAGTAACGATATGGGAACTACATTTGGGCCCATTCCAATTCGTTCGCTTAAGAGAGCGGAGATACGTTTATTATTTCGGAATAGAAAGGCATTCCATGGCCATAAGTCTGTCCACCGTAGACGACATCCTCGATGAGATTCGTCAGATCAACGTTCGGAAGGCGGAGTTGGTTCAGTATTCTCGGGAAACACGAGAATTCATTTCTCGGGAAACCCGAAAGGTAGAATGGCAACTGGCTTATCTACGGGAGTCTTTGCAAACCCTCCTTCGAGAGGATGACCGCCGCTCGGTAAAAACCACTCGAGGAACGGTGTCCATTCGGACAACTCCTTCTTGGGAGTACGATCTTACTTCGCTGATCCAGTTTGCTCAAGAGAAGGACATACCCGAGATCTTGTCCGTAACTCCGAATAGAACGATCATTCAATCTTTAGTTCGGGATGGTCTTCTTGTCGATGGGCTGAAACTAATAGAACGGGAAACGGTTAATGTTTCGTTACGTGAAGATAATCATTCAGGAAGATCTGCCCCCACTGAATCGTCTAATCGGCGGTCATTTTGGTCTGAAATTGTCAGCACGAAGGAAGATTGAAGGCTTTCTTCGCCGAAGAATACGCGTTGGACGACCTCCGCTATTTTCCTTTGCCATTTTGCGGTATACGCTTTATCGTAGAAATCAGTTAGACATTGATAACGTATACGGTTCCTACGTTAAGGTGATCAACGATGCGCTGGTTGAAAGCGGAATAATCGCGGGGGACAAACCTAAATACGTTAGTGTCCCCGTTCCTCAGCAGATCAAGATAAAGGCTCCCGGTAAGGAATACGAGTGGGTGGAGTTGGAGATTTGGAGTCCCCCAACATCCGAAGACTTTAGGCAATTTATTTCGATGGCCAAAAGATTTATAGAGCAACAGAAATGAAAATTCCAACTTCTTTGTCCGAAGGCATCTCTCCTCGCAGAGTTCTTATAAACGAACGGCTAAGAACCGATCAGTCCTGCATGATTGGAGTTATTTGCTATAATCGGCCACGCAGGATCGAAGGCTTTTTGCGTGACTGCAGTCGTACGATGCCCACACTTCCCGTTTGTCTTGTTGGACAGGGGGATCTATTTGATGAGAGCAGAAATCTCAATATCTTTGCGTATGTAGACTACGAGAAGGCGATAGGGATATCTGCTGCCCGAAACATCGCCGCTTGGATTTCGGACAAGTTTGGATTTAAATATACGCTTCACGCAGACGATGATATTCGAATGCGGGATCGGGATGGCGCTCTTCAAATGAACCCTCCGCTTTATGAACATTTGTTATTCATGTTGCACCTGATGGACAAGAATGATCATGTTGCCGGTATCAAGTTTGTACAGCGACACAAGTTCTTTCGAACAATATGCAAAATAACCGGAACTCAGACTTCGTTAGAAGTATCTCAGTTAATGGAGAAGGGATACAATCCTCTTGACGACTGGCGTCGGTATATTCGAAGGACAGTTCTCTTATCTAATTTCTTCATACTCAATAACAGTCTTTTTCGGGAGATCGGTCCCTTCTTGAGAAACAGAAAACCTATACAGGATGTAGACTGGTGCTTGCGCGCGCAACTTCGAGGGTTGGAGTTGTTGTGTAATAGCGGGTGCTACGTAGAGTGGCCTGTCATCGGAGAAAAGCTTAGTTCATTGGGCTCTACTGGGTATCGGGAACGTTCGGAGGCCGCTTTCGTAAATTTGTTTGCTCGGTATTCTCCCTTGGTATCTACACCCTATTCCTCCAAATACACTCCCTTGTTGTCACTTTATCCTGCCCTAATAAAAGCAGGAGAAGTTCCTAAGGAACCTAAATTGCGGTTGGAGTAGCATTATGAAGCGCTCTATTTTGTCTGCTCTTATTGATTTTTTTACCCACCCCATGCTGGCAAAGAAGGAAAGGGAACGCTTACAGGGAGCCTTGATTGGCACAGGGACGTTACGGTGTCCGGAATGCGGAAAGAAGGGCCTAACGCAATTGCCGACCTACTTTCCTACTCGAAACCACAACTACCGAAACGGGCAATACTTTTTCCAGTGTAAAGATCCGAAATGCCCCTTCCTAAAGGGGTATACCTACAAAGAAATTTTGGATCGGCAACCTGCAACGGACTTTCTTAACCACCTACGCACGGATAACGTTTTCTGGTGCAACTACATAACGAAGATCCCACCTTCCCCCTGGGAAAATACATTTCCTTCCCCCTTCGACAATCTATTTGGAGTTCGTAGCGGTAGAATACAAATCCGAGAATCAAACGAAACGAAAGGCCCAAACAATGAAGACCACAATGGTGAGACACCTAACGGATCCGAATGAAGTGTTCCGACAGCTGAGTGATCCGTCGAACTTTTCTGATAAACTAACCGTTCCATTGAAGGCAGACCTGAATCCGCGTGACCCGACCTCTGTCCCGCAGATTGTCCTAATCGAAGTAGTTGTGGACGACCGGGTCGTGGGACGTACGGTGTCACGCAGTATGGATGAACCTCTCCTACTTCCGGTAGATGGGATATGGGACGTCTGCATATCTTACCTGAAAACGAAGATGGATGTGGAGATTTTTGTTATGGTAGGATATGACGACGGTTCCTACACCACCCACACCGCAAAATGCGCAGAGGATAAAGCCACCAAAGGGGCAGAAGATCCAAAACACGAACCCATAGACAACGGATATAGCGGTGAGGATGTTCAGTCTCCCAACGACGAAAGGTAGGAGAATTTGCCACCGTCATCCATTTCACGTCGGTATGAAAACCTCATTGCGCGGCCAACGACGTTCAAGATTGAACTACATCGAGGGTGTGATCGGGGTTGCCGATTTTGTCCCTCCGCATACGAACCTGCTTCTACCCCCCAATGGAACATGAGTCTCGAATTGGCTTATCGAATGGCCCATCAGATTCGGGTTCTGAATGAACGAGGACGAATAGAGTTCGCCATGCGAGGGGAGCCGCTTATGCATCCTCATTTATTGGATGCGATTAAGACTTTCCGGGAGGTTCTCCCCCTTGTTCAGATGTCCCTGTTTACCAACGGGGATACCATTCGTTCCCAACCTGCGTTCATAACTCAGATCATCGAATCGGGGATAAACATTCTGAACATCGATTGCTACGGGAACACCTACAACCGAATGGTGGAACTTCTTTCCTTCTCCCACCCACTGAATACCATAACCATTTCCGACTTCCGGGAATTCAGTGCCTATAGGAGATACCCAAAAGGCGAAAAGCTTCGGGTTCTGAATTTGGTTCCTGACATTTTGAAGGTAAAGGCAGGACGCTCCCGTACAATTCACAATTACGCCGGAAACGTATCTAATATTGTTCTCCGGGAATTGGGTCATCCCCAACCAACTACGCCGTTGGCTAAGATGTGTACTCGGCCTTTTCGTGAATGCACCATTACCTATTCCGGTAAATTCCTTATCTGCTGTATGGACTGGCGCGAACAGAACGTTCTGGGAACAGAGGAAGAGTACAGTCTCCGGGAAATTTGGTATTCGAAAACCCATCTATCGATCTTGAAAACTCTGTACCGGAAAGAACGATCTAAGATTTCCCCCTGCGCCGCGTGCTCTTACTCCGGAGGAGCGTATGTTGGCTTAGTTCGCAATCCGTTTGGAGAAACTCATGACTAAGATAATTACCCCCTTTCACCCTCGCCCCATTGGCCGACGTCTAACCGACGAGGAGTTTACTTTGATACAGGGACTCCTCGTCGCAACAGGAAAAACCTTTTCTGAGATTCCCTTCGTGCGTTTCCTGTCAGAAATCGAGATCGCCCTAAACCCTCCAACTCCTCAGCGGACACCACAATTGATGGAAGGGGGAGTTATAGGGGAGGCCCGAAATAACCTCGAAGACCTTAAAAGGATGGCTACGTTAGCTGTCGAATATCGGGCTGTGTGTTTGGGTATGGTTAGCAGAATCCACAAATCCTTAGGAGAGAAGAATGAAGAAACAGTCTCCGGAACAACGCCGACGGCACAACCGTCTCTCGAAGAAGCGGGGGGAGGAGAACATCGAGAGACGCCAGAATCACCGTCTTTATCTGGTGAAGCAGGACATTCGAGCAGCAGCGGTTAAGGTTCGTGCTATGAAAAGAATGGCATCGAATGTTTCTTTCCTTTCGTTGATTGAAAAGTTCTTCAAGCCCACCAAATAAGTATGAACACTAAATACAGAACCATGTTCTGTCGTCGCTGCAGAAGGAAAACAGAATGCCTCGTAATCTCCGAGGAAACAACAAAGACGAACAAGCGTTTCCAACGAGGAAGATGCTGCGTTTGCGGAGGAAACACCTCCCAGTTCCTGAAACGCTTGAACCTGCCGAATTTGAGGAGTGGCTGTACGAGGAGGTAATCCGCTACCAACGAACGGGGGTATCTACGGGGGTTTTGGTCCAAGGGATATCTCGGGCGATCCGGAACATGGTTGCTCTTGCAGTTCAGGAAATGGGTATCGAGGATGCTTTTGAGGATGTTCTTCATGACCTTCTGCTGTATTTTTTGGAAGGTCAGTTGATGAAATTCCAACCGTTCCGTGGGCGTATAGTTCCTTGGTTGCGTATGTTGGGTTATTGGAAAGCACTTCGTATTGGGTTTCCTCGATATCACCACCAACGACTCGTAGAGGATAATGAAGCCTTCGAGATTACGCCTGATCCGTTTTTCAATCCTTATTTCACCGAAGACTTTGTGGCCAACAACGTTGTTCAGATTTCTTGGAAAATGAATCCTGCTCTGTGTCGTTGGGTTTCTACATTTGTACTTGTGGGGAGCACCCGCAAGGAAGTCATAAGAATCCTGCGTAGGACGTTCTTTAGAAACAAAACACGGGACGAAGCTATAAATCTCTATCAGTACGTTCTCGTAAAACTGAGGATCGAACTTGCCAACGAAATGGGAAGAGGTAATTAAGGAAGAGTTCTCCGACACCCTCATATTTCTATACTATGAAGCTTTTGGGAAGGACAATACAAAACGCTTCATCGAACTGTTTGGAGGAACCAATTTCTACGTTCCACGTTGGGCCGAATTCAATCGCGTCATCTCAAAAGAAAAACGAGGAGAGAACGATGTCGAAACAGACTTATAAAGTTGTTCAGGATGGCTTTCAGATTGGCTGGGTAGAGGGAACGGATCCAACCCATGCCTTGGTGCAAGCACGTCAGACATACGGACCCAACTGTTCCATCTCCCGATTTTACGGAACGCCACCCGAGACATCCAACGACCGTCTTACCGTTCTTCGGCGGGTCTACAAGACAGCGCTTTTGAATTTTACAAGACGGAAGCATCCTTCGGATGAGTCCCTTCGCTTAATCAGCACCGACGAAGTAAACGAGTTTCTTTCCGGTATCGCTCCCGATGCGCAAGGCGTAAGAACGGTTCCGGTTATCAGCCACGAGGGTGCATTCATTTTGGTTACTTATTACCTGCTGGTCGAATTCCCCACCTTCAAAACTCCCGAAGAGGAATTTCGATCCAAGGCCAAAACCGAAAGCGAAATTGGTTTTCTGTTTGCTTGTGCCAGCACCCTGCGTACTAACGAAGCGCTCTATGAGTTTGCCGAATCGCTCTGCGTAGATTGGACACGAGACGAAGAACCCCGTAACGGTCGTTTCAATTGTATTCAGGCAATCCGCCGCAAAATGGGATGGATAGAATAATGGCCACCCGAATCGGATACCATGCCACTAAGAATCTTGAGGTCATAAAAGCCGATGGTTGGGTGAGACCGTTCGAAAAGAGATGCGTACATCTCTTTCGTTCTCTGGCGGACGCTGTTTATTTTCGAAGAGAATTTCTATACGACGAAGTTGTGTGCGTATCATACGATACAAGGGATGTTGCACGTATATATCGTGCTTCCTATGCCAAAGAAGGGGGTGTCGTTCGCCTAAAAGAAGAAAGACGGGCCAAATTCATTTCGTGTATCCACACTAACAAACCTCAGGGAGTTAACATACCATGACCGCTCAGCAAAGTGCTGAATTGAATTTCTGGCGGGAGCTCTATACTCAGATAGGTCAGGAAAGATTTTTGGAAATGCGAAGAGCAGATTTACACGAATTCTTTGCCCGATTTCCTTCTCTTTCATTCGAACAGGGGCATGGATTGGAGATTGGATGTGGTTTGGTTTCGCCCTTCGAATTCTCAAGGGAGCAGCAAAATGCACTGCGAATTAACTTGCGCATCATCTCCATAGACCCCCTGGCTGCTGACTACAAATGCTTGTTTCCCGAGCTCCTCCCTTATTTCCACAGCACCTTTACGGGAGACGGGGAGGATATGCAAGAATTTCGTGACAATAGCTTTAGCTACGTAGCATGTATCAACGTTATCGATCACACACCGAATCCCGAGAAGATGATTGCGGAAATATCCCGTGTTCTCATTCCTGGTGGCCGATTGTACTTTGAAGTGAACTGCGATGAATTCGGATCTCCCGCTCATTACAAGCAATGGACTCCGGAAATGGTTTACTTGCACTTTGGAGGAGTAACGGGGGGAAGAGGTTTTCTTTGCGTATCAAACCACGCCGTCCGTTCGGAGAATATACTCCAGACACGATTTTGGGTGATGTTTATTTCACTTAAAGGAATCACCAATGTTGACTACAAAACGAGCGATCGAATTGGCTGAATCTTTGGGTTGGGTTTGGGCAGGTGAGGGATGCTACTGTACCCACTTTCGAAGAGACAGAAATAAGGAATATCCGCAACTCCGAATCTGTGCTTCTGAGTCTCATCGAGGACATCCTGTTTCCGAATCGTCCGTGGAGTATTTTAAGTTTTACTCCCCTGCCGCAACATCCCGACGATATGAACCTCTCGCTGAATCCGACTTTATGGCACAACTGACGGGGATTGGAATTTCACTCCAGTCTACTATACAAGGAAGCACAGTCAATAATTTCGTGACAATAGCTTTAGCTACGAGAACCCTTAAGCAGCTATTCGGATTGGGAGGGAAGATCCTGAAAGAACCGCAAACCCAAGTTTCCCATCCCGAACCACAAATGGGTGCTTTTGTGCGGCCACCCCTTACCGATAGCATCGATTTGGATGAACGTAATCGGGAAGCCTTCTTTCATCGATGGGGAATCGAGTGTTCTTGTCGTCCAGGATATGTTGTGTGCAGCAATTGTCACGACTACTATCATTCCTTTTTCCGGCTGAAATCTCGTGTTAAGGCCCGTTTACGTCAGCAGGGCTAACTTACTGTTCTTATTACGGTTAGCCTTAGAGGGGCCTTTTTCCCACCTAACTTACTGTATTTTCCCTCTTTAGAGCAACTTACCCAAAGTAACCCCCACCCTTCCCCTAATTTTACTGTGAAAACCCCCTCTGGGGCCGCTGCGGTACGTTATTTTAGGGGTTTTGAGCACCGTTTCTACCCCCTGTTTTACCCTTTACCGGGAGAAGGGGGGATATTCCGGAGGT